ATGGGTTCTGCGTGGGTGACGGGTTCGGCGCGTGTGATGGGCGAGGCGTTGGTGATGGATTCGGCGCGTGTGACGGGAAAGGCGCGCGTGATGGGTTCTGCTGATTACATCACCATCGGCGCAATCGGCAGCCGTGACGATACAACCACCTTTTATCGCGGCACGGATGGCGGAATATACGTCACCTGCGGATGCTTCAACGGCACGATTGACGACTTCGCCGCAAAAGTCAAGCAAGTCCATGCCGGGACAAAGCATGAAAGGACGTACTTGTTGGCAATCGAGCTGGCAAAAGCGCAGATTGCGACGGCAGAGGATGAAGATAAATGCTGATGGAGCAGATTATCGGCACGGATGGCGTAATCAAAACAAAGCTGGACATTGCTATCCAGCGCTTGAAATCCTTTGAGCCGCCGGAAGGGTACTTCCTTGCCTTCTCCGGCAGAAAAGACAGTGAGGCGATATACCATCTTGCGAAGATGACTGGCGTTAAGTTTGAAACGCACTACCACGTCACGAGCGTTGACCCGCCGGAGCTAAATTCCTTTATTCGCGAGCATTACCCGGACGTGATTTTCGATGTGACGCATGATGGGGACGTGGAGCGAATCAGTATGTGGTCTCCGCTGCCGGAAGTGCCGGAGGAGAAACGCTGATGCTGATGGAGCAGATTATCGGCGCGGACGGCGTAATCCGTACAAAGCTGGACATTGCCATCCAGCGCTTGAAATCCTTTGAGCCGCCGGAAGGGTACTTCCTTGCTTTTTCCGGCGGAAAGGATAGTCAGTGCATCTACCATCTGGCGAGGATGGCAGGGGTCAAGTTTGAAGCACACTACCACGTCACGAGCGTTGACCCGCCGGAGCTGATATACTTCATCCGTGAGTATTATCCCGATGTGATTTTCGATGTGCCGCATGATGAGAACGGAAAACGCATCAGTATGTGGTCGCTGATTCCGCAGAAGCGGATGCCGCCGACAAGAATTGCAAGGTATTGCTGTTCTGAACTAAAGGAAGCAAATGGCGATGGGCGCATGGTTGTGACCGGTGTCCGGTGGGCAGAATCCGCACGGCGAAAGGCAAATCAAGGTGTCGCAGTCATCGGGGGAAAGCCCAAAACAACGAAGAAAAAGGCGGACGAGCTGGGTGTGGATTACAGCATCAGCAAGTCCGGGTCGCTGGTCATGAATGAGGACAACGACGAAAACCGACGTCTTGCGGAGTTTTGCTACAGGACGCAGAAGATGCTGCTGAATCCTATCGTCGATTGGACGGATGACGAGGTTTGGGAATTTCTCAACGACATTGCGAAAGTCTCGCACTGTTGCCTGTACGATGAGGGCTACACGCGCATCGGCTGCATCGGTTGTCCGATGGCTGGAACGGCTGGACAAAAGGCACAATTTGAGCGTTATCCAAAATTTCGGACTCTGTATATCCGGGCATTTGACCGCATGATTGAGCAGCGCAATGCGGAAGGGCTGCCGACGACGTGGCAGAACGGCGAGGAAGTCATGCGATGGTGGTTGAAATAGGATAGGGAGTATTAACGATGACGGTTATCGGTGTGCTGTGTCTGCTGGCGGCTACGGTGTGCGTAGCTTGCGCATTTATCAATAAGGAGTGATGATGGTTGTGAAAGAATTGCAAGATGAGATTGTAACGGTTGTGTTTTCCGAACTTCTTCGAGCGCAGAAAGAGCACGGAGAAACGTTCAACTCCATGCCGGAGGCGTTTTCCGTCATCTGGGAGGAAATCGAGGAAGCGAACGAAGAGATGCAGCGCGTTCGGCAAAAAGCAAATGACGTGTGGCTCGCAAATCGCCGGGACGATGCAGATGCGTTTCAGATGTGCGCGAGCAAAACAGCAGCGGCAGCTACACTGCTTGCTTGTGAAGCTGTGCAAGTTGCGGCAATGTGCATGAAGGCGCAGAGAGGAGGTGCAGCATGGTCGAAAGGCAAGAATGGCTGAACGCACTGACAATCTGCCCGGTTTGCAACGCAGTGATGAAGCGATACACTACGATTGATGTTCAAGGAGGCGCATGGGTAAAATGTACAAATCCAGAATGCGGACTACACGGCGTTCTCTTTATGCCGATGTAATCCCGACGGAGGATGAAGAGCAGGAAGCCCTTTTTCATTGGGCAGATGCTCAAAGCGCAACGAAGCCGTGGCTCAAAGGTATGTTCGCCATCCCGAACGGAGGTTATCGCGCCAAAGCAACCGCCGCGAGGATGAAGCGAACAGGGACGCGTGCGGGAGTGCCTGACATCTTTCTGCCCGTCTCCAACGGTCGCGAACACGGGCTTTTTATCGAAATGAAGCGGCGGAAAGGCGGGACGGTATCGACATCGCAGAAAGAGCGCATGAAGATGCTGACTGCAGAGGGCTACCGCTGCGTCGTGGCGAAGGGTTGCCAAGAAGCAATTGACGCAATTATGCGATACATGGACGGAGAGTGAGACAATGCTGGACACCGACGACATCCGCTACTCTTTTTGGCTTGAGAAAGAGCTGGAAAAGAACGTCAAGCGACTTGCGGGAAACGTATCGCGCGGATGCAAAAGCCGCCACGATGCCTACAAAGTCAGGGCGACGCAGGACGCAATCAGGCGGCTAAACGGCGAGAAGGAGGCAAACGGCGCAATTGAGAAGGTACAAGATATGCTGTACACGGAGCTAATGAGCGGACAGATTCGCCCGGCGCTGTATACAGCTGTCATCAAGGCGTTTGAAGGGGTAAAATAATCGTGGGGCGGTTGCGGGAGGGGAAAATGGTTGACTTAAAGCGGATGCGGTATCTCATCAGGCGGTATCCTATGGCTTGCTTGCGAGCAGAACAGGCGCGAATCCGGGCGCAGAAGCTGACGCGGACAATCAGCGACGCGCCGCGCATGGGCGGGAGCATGAACAGCACGGAGGAAGGGCTGCTGTATCGCGTCGAGGCGCTGGAGCGCAAGAAAGCAATCTGGGACGAGTTGTGCAGGATGCGCGAAGAGCTTGCGCCGCTGGTGGATGCGCTGGAAAGTCCGCTGGAAGTGCAGTGCATGAGGATGCGGTATCTGGAGGGAAGGAGTGTCCGGGAAATCAGCTACAATCTGGCGTATTCCGAGCAGCACGTCTTCCGCGTGATTGGAAACGCGGAACGGAAAATCCAGAGCGCGGAATAAGGCGGTCGCGCATCGAAAGGTGCGCGATTTTCTTTGCAAAAAATCTCGAAAAAAATGTGATTTACCTCTTGATATACACAGCAGTATATGCTATAATAATAGTGTCAGGAGGGCGGTACAAAATAAAAGCCCCCGATAGAAAGAGGTAATGATTATGAAGCCTGAAAACTACGAGAAGTTGTCCCCGGCCGCGAAAAAGCTGTATGAAAACCCCAAATTTAAATTCGAGGTTTTCACCGACGGAGTAAACGCCGGAAAAATTGGCATCTATGGCTGGAAGAAAACGATGAAGCGCCCTGACCCCGCTGCGCTGGACGAAATCAAAACGATTCTGATGGCAGAAAAGGCAGAGCGCGACGCGGAAGAAGCCGCGAAGCGCGCAGAATCTGAACGAATCGGAAGAGAACGCGCAGAACGCCGCGCCGCTATCCCCGGCGTGAAGCTGATTGAAAAGGCGCGTGAAGAGTGGGACAAGTGGCACGATGACACAGTGCGCGCCATCGACAACGGCGACGGCATCCGTCCCGCCGAACCGAAGGTGAACATTGAGGCGCTGAAAGAGCAGTACCCGCGCGCCGCTGCGTTGCTTAAAGCCGAGTCTTATAGCCGCTCGACTAATTATGCCAAGGCATCCGCCGGAAGCAAGGCGCGTGAACGCATCATTGACGGTGAAGACTACGCAAAAGCCATCGCTGACATGGAGCAGGAGTGGACAGACTATTGCCATAAGCACATGTGGGACTAATATCAAGCAGCAACGAAAGGGGTTGTGGCAATGAGGAAAGAGTACTACCAAGGCGACGTGTCAGTCCGCGCAATGAAGAAGTATCGCGAGAAAGAAGGAATCAAGACGGTGCGCTTCGACGTTCGCGCTGGGAGCAAAGAGGCGCTGGAAGAAGAAGCAAAGCGCCGCGGTATCTCGGTGGCGCAGCTAATCGTTGATTCCGTAAACGCATATGTAGGACGTGTGATAATTACCAACAGAAAACAATAATAGCAAGGGGGCGCATCCGCTGGGGTGCGCCTTTTTCGTTGCGCAAAAAGTTTGCAAAAAATCTCGTAAAAAATGTGATTTGCCCCTTGACATATACAGCAGTATATGCTATAATAATAGTGTCAGGAGGGCGGTACAAAATAAAAGCCCCCGACAGAAAGAGGCAATGATTATGAAGACTATCAAGCTGAGCACCAAGGCGCTGGAAACCCTCAACCGCAGCGGTGACTATCCCACCCGCAATTGGATTTACGCCCGTGATTATTATACTGGCAAGTACAAGCGCATCTCGAAAGCAGTGTTTGATGACCCGGCAACGGTTTGCTTTAGGATGCAGACCGAGTGGGAATACATCAAAGTCAAAGCGATAAAGTGAGAGGAGAAAGCACCATGACAAACGAGCAGATTATCGCGAACTCCGCAGTCGCCGCTGGAATCTTCACGCAGGAGGAAGCAGAAGCCTACTTCTCACACGGAATGCGCCTCCCGATTCACACTTTCGCCGAGTGGAAGAGTTGCGGGTACATGGTCAAAAAGGGCGAACACGCCGCGCTGGTCGTGAGCATCTGGAAGCCCAAGACGCGCAAGAGGAAGGACGGCAAGACCGTAGAAGCAGACAAGGAAGAAGATGGCGGGTTCTTCCTGACGACCGCCTACCTGTTTACAAAACAGCAGGTGGAAGCAATCAAGACAGTCTAACGACAAGCCTGCTGGCGGGCATCGTACACCAGCAAGGAGGGTCCTCATGGTTGACGAAGTTTTGTTCCGCTTGCATCTGGCGAGCTTATCCGCGTATTCCGAGAAGTCCTGCCGCTATCCAGAATGGGGCTGGCAGAATCTTGAATGGTATATCTCCACAGGGCGCGCATCTACGGAGACACTGCAAAAAATCCTTCGACTGAACAAAGCGCAGTTGCGGAAGTTGGTGCGCGTTGCATCTTCAAGCTGCACCGAAACCGGGGTTGCTTGCGCGAAGAAGTATTTGAGCATTGAATAGCGCAACAGAATGCCGCCTGAGAGCCGTTGGAGCAATCAGGCGGCATAATTATGAGCAAAAACAAGCAAGCCGTCAGAACGCGAAATAGGCGGCATTGCTGGCAATGGCAAAGAAACAAAAACATATAGAAATAAAAAAATGAGAGTTATGAGAGTAATTTCCGTGATATAATGTAAAATGTAAAAGCAGCAAGAAAGACGCAAGCAGTAATGCAAGCGCCTTTTTTTGTTGGAAGAGGCGACTATGGAAGTGCTGCTCTTACCTCTTCGGCGGCGGGATTTATGCGCGATGCGCTTTGTTGCGTTGGTGGGGACGCGACGGAAGAAGAGGAGGAAAAATGGAGCAACTGACGCTTGCAGAAGCATCGGAGGAGTACAAGGCGTTTGTTGATAAATTCAAGCCGAAACTGACAACGGACGATTGTTATACGCCGCCAAACATCTATGAAGCAGTCCGAGAATGGGCGTTCGCACGCTACAATCTTCCGGAAAACACGACTGTAATTCGCCCTTTTTATCCGGGCGGAGACTTTGAGCGCGAGAATTATCCGGAAGGATGCGTTGTAATTGACAATCCGCCGTTCTCCATCGTGCGGAAGATTCGGAAATTTTACCTGAAGAACGGCATACGCTTTTTCTTGTTTTCACCGGGGAATTGCATGTTTTACGATGACGATTGTAACTACATATGCACTGGCATTAGCATCGTCTACGAAAACGGCGCGAGTGTGAACACGGGGTTTATTACAAACATGGGCGAAAACCTGATTGAGACTGCGCCGGACTTGTACAAAAAGTTAAGAGAAATAAACAACCAGAATCGCAGAAAAGGGAAAAAGGAATTTCGCAAAATAAGTTATCCGCTTGAAATCGTAACAAGTGCACGGATGAATTGGTTGACGGTACACGGTGAACGGTTTGCTGTCAGTAAAAAAGACGCGTTATTTGGAGGCAATAAATCGGACAATTGCGGGGCTGTATACGGGCGTTTTTTTTACATTTCAGAGCGAGCCGCAGCAGAGCGAGCCGCAGCAGAGCGAGCCGCAGCAGAAAGAGCAGCGGCAGAGAGAGCAGCGGCAGAGAGAGCAGCGGCAGAGAGAGCAGCGGCAGATGAAACGATTTACATTGCGCTATCAGAGCGAGAAAAGGAAATCATCAAAGGGTTAGGAGGTGCGGCGAAAACGTGACGGACTTTGACCTCGACATCCCAGAAATCAACTTCCCCGACACAATCGAACTTGACGACGATATAGACTTTTCCGTCGCTGATTTTTCCATTGTGGACGAGGAAGAGCAGACGCGCATCATAAAGCCCAAGATGGCAAAGTCGGCAATCTACAACAAGGCGGATTTTCAGTATGCACGCGACCTTGCCGCAAAAATTTCTCTGGAACGCAATGCGCGGACTACCTGCATCGTTCCGGGCAATTTCATTTTTGGCGACTTGCCGGAAGCGCTTGTAATGTATCGCGGCATCGACCTCAAAACAATCTACTGCTCAACGTTGTCGCTATCAGAGAACAACGTTGACAGCTTCAAAAATCTGCTGCTTTTCCGCAACGTGGAGAAAATCAATCTGATGCTATCCGGCTACTTCTACAGCCACTACAAAACGGATTTAATTCCGTACTTGTATGAGGAACTGGACATCGACAACAAATTGCAAGTGGCGTTCACAAACACGCACATTAAAATCCTGCTGATGGAAACGCACAAGGGAAATCATTATGTACTGACGGGGAGCGCAAATTTGCGGAGCGCGTCTTGCCTGGAACAATTCGACTTCGAGGAGAACGAGGAGCTGTTCAACTTCTACCGGGAAGCGTTCGACAATCTCATTGACAAGTATAAAACCATCGACTATACGAAACCCAAAATCACAAGGGGGAATAAAGCATGGCAAGCGGTTCTGGCAAAGGGCGAAAATTAACGCTGAAAGGCTCATCGTCCGCAAAGGGCAGACGCAGAAAATACAGTTCGCGGTTCAAACTCAACCGCGTAACGGGCGAAATCACGAACGAAAAGCGCAGCACGAGGGCTTAAGCAATCAGGGAGGCGATAACGCATGGAGTTCTCGCGTCTTTACGAGAACCTTTCCAAGTGGTTCCCTTCTCCATCTGAATGTGCAGGAGCGTATGACATCCCGGTTATCGCGCCAACAAGCGAACCAGACGTGACGGAGTGGATTCCATTCAACGACTTGTCCAAGCCTTTTAAGGCGACGCAGGGCATCCATATGTTTGTGGACGACTACCGCATGAAGCGGCTATGGGCGCAACCAGACAGGTATCTTGCAATTTTGGAGCTTGCCGGGTGTGTCGCATCCCCGGACTTCTCCATCTATCAGGACACGCCTGAAGCGCTGAACATATATTGCCACTACATGAAACACTGGCTTGCGGCTTATTGGCAATCATACGGCATCAAGGTAATCCCTACAATCTGCTGGGGAAGCAAAAGGACGTTCAGTTGGTGTTTCGACGGAGAGCCTACAAACGCACCGGTAATCGTTTCATCCGTCGGAACGCAAAAAAATCCAGAAAGCAAAAAAGCATTTTTGGAGGGGTATAACGCGATGGTGGAGCGACTATCACCAACTGTAATTCTGCTTTGCGGGAAAAAGCCGAAAGAATGCAAGGGGAATATCGTAGAAATCGCGCCATTCTACGACAGCGTTGTCAGGAGGAGAAAAAATGTTTCAGTTTAGGTTGCAAGCGTGGGGGGGGAGAGGCGGCAAACTTTCGGCGAAAAACACTTCTTCCACCTATGTTTCCGGCGGAAAAGTCGCAACCATCGAATACTACAACCAAAATAGCGGCGCACGCGTCGAAAAAATCCGTACATTCGCCGACAATGACGGATTTGTAAAAGATTTGGAAGTGTTTGCTATGTCATATTTAGTTCCAAATAAGTATGACGTGGTTGTCCCACTATATGTTGCGACCGCAAGAAGCGAGGAACCGTATCTTGGAAGCACCAAGGAAGCCGTTGCACTTGGAAAAAGAACAGGGCGGAGAGAAACGGCTCATATTGGCATCAATGTCAACACGCCTAAGGGTGTGTCTGAAAAGCAAGAGGCATATGCCAAAAAGGTCGCAACCCAAATGATACAGCGAAGCGCAGAACATTTCGTTAACGGCGTCGCACTTGGGAAAACGACGCTTGAGAATATGGGAGAAGTGTTCAAGAAGCAGCCTGCACTCTCTGCGAGACAGGTATTAGATGGGAAATTCAGGTAATCAGGTGGTGAGCAAATGCCCAAGGAACATGAAACAAAACAGTACCCAAAGGGCAAACACCCGAATAGCCTTGCGAACCTGAAAAAGGGTCCACGGTTCGGGAGTGGCGCGGGAAACACGGTGGACGCGCGTAAAGCAAACGAGAAGTCAACGGAAGCAAAGCAAGCAAATAAAACCATCAAGGAAATCGCGCTTGAATTGGTAGATGCGCCGCAGCAAAACGGGAAAACACTTCGCGAAGGCTTGACAGTGCGACTTATCAAGATGGCGGCAGAGGGAAATCTCGCCGCCATCCAGTTTTTGATGAAGGTCATCGGGGAAGACCCCGGCGACACCGTGACAGTCAAAACGCCGCAGTTGTCCGAGGACGCGAAAGCGGACATTGACAAGCTGCTTGCGGAAACGCGGGGGAAAGTAAAATGACGGAGCTGACGCGGGATGAAGTGTGGAACATTTGGCGATACCATCCCGCCGCCGTCGGAAGAATGTGCGGATTCCGTGACTTAACGGACGAACTTCACGGACGCTGGATGCAGCACATCATCTTCGGAGCGGACGACTACACGCTCCAAGCGCACCGCCTATCCTATAAATCTTCCTGTCTTTCCGTTGCGCTTGCAATGTGGTGCGTTCTCAACCACGGAAAAAACGCAATTTTCATGCGAAAAACCGACAGCGACGTTGTGGAGAGCATTGCACAGGCTAAAAAGGTGTTTGCAAACGAGGCTTTTTGCTACATGGCGCAAATCCTCATGCAGCAGGATGTAACGCTGCTTAAATCTGGCGGCAACTGCATGACGGTGAGCGTGTACGATTCGCCGCGAGGCGCTGACCAGCTAATCGGCATCGGCTGCGGTTCGTCCATGACTGGCAAGCACGCGGATTTGATTGTGTGCGACGACGTTGTAAACCTTAACGACCGCATCAGCCGCGCAGAACGAGAGCGCACCAAGGGCGTTATACAGGAGCTGCGCAACATCGTCACACGCGACGGGCGAATCGTCTTCATCGGCACACCGTGGCACATCGAGGACGCGTTCACGCTGGTTGCGCCGCCGGAGAAGCACGACTGCTATTCCACCGGGTTGATTGCACCGGAAAAGCTGGAAGAACTGCGGAAGTCAATGTCGCCGTCTCTGTTTGCCGCGAACTACGAGTTGCGCCACATCGCCGCCGAAAACGCGCTGTTCGACACGCCGCCGACGTTCACGCCGGAAGCGGGGAAGCTACGGGACGGCATCGCACACGTTGACGCTGCATACGGCGGCGAAGACTACACGGCGCTGACGTGCGCAAAGCGGGACGGCGACACGCTGTACTTGTACGGGCGTTTGTGGCGCAAACACGTTGATACGCTGATGGAAGCGCTGCAATCGGAGACGGAGCGCCTAATGTGCGCCCCGATTTACTGTGAGACAAACGGCGACAAGGGATACTTGGCGCGGGAATTGCGCCGCCGAAACATGGCGGTACGCGCGTACCCGGAGAAAATGAACAAGTACCTAAAAATCAGCACATACCTCAAAAAGTGGTGGGGGAATATCGTGTTTTTGGAAGGAACAGACAGGGACTATATCGCGCAGATTGTGGACTACACCGAGGACGCGGAACATGACGACGCGCCGGACAGCGCCGCGTGCTGCTGCCGGATTCTCGACAGAAACGGCGCGAGTTTGTATGTTGGGGGGTGATACATATGTTTACCAAAATCACATGGCAGGACTGGCAGAACGAGCCTGACAAAGCAAAGGCGACGCTGGCGGTTATTGGTGCATACAAGCACAGCGAGGACTTCGACAAGGCAGGAATCGCGCAACGATACTACGAGGCGCGGAACGATACTGTTTCCGCGAAAGTCGTGCTACAAGCGACTACATCGGAGACGGAGCAGACAACCGCCGACGGGAAGAAGGTAAAGAAGAAAGCGACGGCAACGCAAGCAATCCCCGGACAGCGCATTTACAGCGATTTTTTCCGCCGCTTCACCATGCAGCAAGCTAATTATCTGCTGGGCAACGGCGTGGAGCTGGAAGACGACGCGATGAAGGGCAAGCTGGGAATCGGGTTCGACACGACGCTTGCGAAAATCGGACTGTATGCGCTGGTACACGGCGTTTGCTGGGGCTATTGGAATCTCGACCACGTTGAGATACTGCGAGCGTACACAGACAAAAACAGCGGGTTCGTGGCGCTGCTGGACGAGCTGACGGGCGAACCGATGGTTGGCGTGCAGTTCTGGCAGATTGGCGACGACAAGCCGCTGATGGCGCGTGTTTTTGAGCCGGACGGCGTGACGGTGTACAAGACGCGCGAGAATGCCTCTGATTTGGAGGTGGCGCAGGAGAAACGCGCCTACAAACGGACATACGCACGAGATATCACAGGCGAGCGCCTTGTCTCCGAGGAAAATTATAGCGCACTGCCGATTGTGCCGTTATACGCCAACGACAAGAAGCAGACGGAGCTGACGCGTGCGATTCGCTCAAAAATCGACTTGTACGACATCGTTCTTTCCGACTTTGGAAACAATCTGGAAAAGGCGAACGATGTTTACTGGGTGCTGAACAACTTTGGAGGCAACTTCGACGAGGTTGCGCTGATGCTGGAACAGATTCACCGCCTGAAAGCAATCGCAAACATTTCCGACGGCACGTCATCCAGCACAGTAACGCCGGAGACGTTTGAAGTACCGTATGCCGCGCGTCAAACCGCGCTGGAACTGCTGGAACGGCAGCTATATCGCGATTATATGGCGCTGGATGTGTCGGAATTGACGGGCGGCAGCCTGACGAACGTTGCAATTCGGGCAAGCATGGCGAATCTGGACTTGAAGGCGAACGCCTACGAATGGCAGTGCTTTGATTTCGTACAGAAACTGCTGCGGATTCTGGGCATTGAGACGGAGACAATCCGTTTCAAGCGGCAGACGATTGCCAACGAGAGCGAAATCATCCAGAACATCTACACCGCGCAGGGCGATTTGGACAAGGAGACGCGATTGAAGCTGAACCCGATGATTCTGCCGGAGGAAATCGACGACATCATCAAGCGTGGGGAGGAAGAATCGCTTCTTGGCATCCGCATGGCGCAACAGGCGATGCAGAAGACAGACGAGGAGGAAGAAGATGCTGTATCTGATGGTGATTCTTCAAGTGCTGGCGGCGAATAACATCATCGTTCCGGACTGGCTCTTGTGCATCGGCTGGTGGCTGGTAGCTGTTCGACTTGTCTTGCGCATCCTGATTGCATTTTTTGACACTGGGGAGACGGGCAAGCCGTGACGGACGTGGAGCGCAACGATTTGCGCGAAGCCGCGCTGCAAATGCGCATAAAGGCGATGTACCAAGAGGCGCTTGACATCGCCACGAAGCGCCTGAAAGACTTCTTGCGGAAAAAGCAGCAAGTGGACGAAGGCAAAATAAAGCCGCCCGCGTACTACGACACGCCCGAAAAGGTAGAGCGGTGGAAAGCGGGTTTTGTCCGCGAACTCATCCGCCAATACCGGGTGGAAGAAGTCATCATGGAGGAAATCTGCAAGGCAGGGAACCGGGCAACCGCCGACATCCGGAACACGATGGGCGACGTGTACGCCGACAGCTTAGGCGAGGCGCAAACCGTCATCGAGGCGCAAGCAGACCGCGCGGGTGTAAAGGTGTCGTTCGCGCAGCCCAACAAGCGCGAAATCAAAGCGATTTTCGCCGCTAACGAAACAGCATTCACGAAGCTGGCGTACAAAAATCTGGGACAAAACACCGAGATTCGCCACAAGTTGCAAAACGCGCTGGCGCTTTCGTCCACGCTGGGCGAGGACCGGAAGAAGCTGATGAACCGCATCAGCGACATCACGGGGCAGAGCGAGTGGCAAGCGCGGAGAGTGGCGCAGACAGAGCGGACGCGGTCACAAAGTCAAGCGAGTTACGCCGCGTCACAGGAAGCAGCAGACCAAGGCGTGACGGTTTACAACAAGTGGTTCTGCCGCTTCCAGAACAGCCGTGAAGCGCACATGGCACGGCACGGCAAGATGGCGAAGCAGGGAGAATGCTTCCCGAACAGCAACATCCGCTTTCCGGGCGACCCGAACGGCAGCGCAGCGGAAACAATAAATTGCTACTGCATGATTATGCCGAAAGTCATCCTGTCAACCGAGTATGTGGACGCTGACGGAAATATCCGAAAGAAGGAAAAGGAATGAGCGGACTTGTAGACCACACGCCGGAAATCAATCAGAAGCTGGAACAGGCAATGTTTGTCGGGCTTTTGGCGGTTGCGCAAGAATCCGTCGGCATGGTACGCGAGAAGATGGTTACTGGCTATGAGCACAAGGTCTACGACACTGGCAATCTGGCGCGAAGCATCACCGCCGACATCGACCCGGACAACAACGAAGTAACCATCGGCACAAACGTTGAGTACGCGCATTATGTGCACGATGGACACGCTGGACACGCTGTTTTCTTTCCAAAGCTGGGCGACAAAGGCGAGTTCCGCGTCATGCCGGGAGGGTACACCCCCGGCAGACCGTTTATGACGGACACATTCGCGGATTCCGCAAACGCGGAACGCCTTGTGGACATCATGGCGGATGTAATCAAGCAAAACATGGACTAATAACAGCAACATCAGCGCATGGCAAAGCACCGCCGTGCGCTGTTTGCATATACGCGGAAAAGCAAAGCACCGCATTTCCGCAAACAATCAAAGGCGCAAAGCATCGCGCCCCGAAGCAAAGGAGATTGCAACATGAATATCCTCACCCGAAAAAACCTGAAAGCCCTGAATGTGCCTGATGAAGCGATTGACGCAATTGTGGAAGCCCACAGCGACGCAATCAACGACATCAAGGCGGAGCGTGACAAGTACGCGGAACAGGCGAAGCAGATTGAGACGCTGACCACGGAGCGCGATACGCTCAAGCAGCAGCTTGCCGACGCGAAGAAGAGCGGCGGCGACGCGCAGAAGATTCAGGAGGCGTTCGACGCCTACAAGCAGCAGGTGGAGACGGAAAAGAAAACCGCGACGCTGACAACCGCCGCGAGAAAGCTGTTGACCAGCAAGGGGATGCAGGAGAAACTTGCAGACCTCGTGATGGCAAAGCGCGGACTGGACGGCATCGAACTCGACGACAAGGGCGCAATCAAGGATGGCGACAAACTGATTGACGCGCTCAAGGGCGAGTACGGCGACCTTTTCTCCACGCAGCAGCAGCAGGGGACACCTACCACAACCCCGCCGAGCGGCGGCAATGCCACGCACGGCAGCGGACGCGCCGCAGCACTGGCGGCGAAGTACGCGCAAGATATGTATGGCGCAGTTGCGCCGGAAGGAGCGAACAAATGAGTTTTACCAGCAAGGCAACCGGGACTGTTTACCAGCCCGGTTATTTTCTTGAGAACGCGGAAGACGCAATCCGCGAAACCAAGCAGATTAAGCAGTCGGGCGCTAGCACCGCCGAAAACGGCGCGAAGTACGTCAAAATGGGAACTGTTTACCCCGCGAACGACGGCACTGCCGTCGGCATCGTGTACGAGGACGTGGACGTTACAAGCGGCGATATGCCAGGCAGCGTCGTAACGCGCGGCACGGTTTACGAGAGCCGTCTCCCCGCCGCAATCAACAGCACCGCCAAGAGCGCGCTGACGGCAAAGGGCTTCTACTTCATCGCCGCCGAAGCCGCGACGGTGCGTCCGTACTGACGAAAGGAGAATACCATGCAGATTCCATCTTTTGAGAACAATATTTTCGGTCTTATCCCCAAGGAGGAGTGGCTGGATGTTGGCTTCAACGTCAGCCGCCCGAACGACCCGGTTGACGCGCTGTTTCCCGACGAGTACAGCGAAAATCTCGTGGCTAAGTGGCAGGAGATTGCCAACCAGTACCAGCTTCCCGTGATGGCTGACTTCCACAGCTTCGACAGCCGGACGAACATCGCCACCCGCATCCCCGTCGATACGCACAGCATCGAAAAGGGACTGATTAAGGTAAAGATTAACCAGTCTGAGCGTATGCGTGCGCTGCTGCGTTCCGGCGTGCAGAACGATGCCATGTATGATTATGTTATCCGTGATGGCATCATGCTTGCCGACCAAGTTGTGACGCGCACCAAGGTTGCGAAGAACGAGGTTCTGGCAACCGGCAAGATGACCATCAAGGAAAATAACCTCGACCTGACCATCGACTACGGCGTTAAGCCGGAACAGACGGAGTTCACGTTCGATTTCAGCGAGGACGCGGACATTCCGGCACAGATTCAGTTCGTGGTGGACACCGCTCTGGACGCTGGCACGACGCTGGACACCATCGTAACGAGCCGCAAGGTTATCAACAAGATTCGCGCGAACAGCGCGGTCCAGAAGCGCATCAACGGCACTTTGAGCGAGGGCGCGTATGTGAGTAACGCCGCGCTGAATACGTTCTTCTCCACGGAGTACGGCATCAACCGCGTTATCACTAACGATTTGCAGTACGCCATTGATGGCGGCATCGGTGCGGACGGGCGACCGATTCGCACGACCAAGCGCTATTTTCCGCAGGACAAGATGACGTTCCTCGGCACGGGCAGCGCCATGACGCGCATCGGCGCGGGCTTGTGGGGACAGACCCCGGAAGAAACGGTCAACACCGCGAACACCGGGCTTAACGTCAATCAGTCCGGGCAGCACCGCTATGTGATGGTATCGCAGTGGGTGGAGAACGACCCCGTTGTTCTGTGGACGCGGGCATCCGGCTTGTTCATGCCGGTTATCTTCAACACGCAGAGCATCTGGATTGCTACCATCACGGACGCGGCGACGGGGCAGTTGACGGTTTCCTCTGCCGCCGGCACTGGCAAGGGCAACACGAAGCTGACGGTCAGCCCCGCGAAGGAATCCAGCTCTAATCTGTACAAGGTGAAGGCTGGTACGACCGCGCCGACTGCGACCTACGGGCAGAATGTGCGGACTTGGAGCAACTGGGACGGCACGTCTGACCTTGCCATTGCGACGGGGCAGAAGGTGACGGTTGCGGAATGCACCAGCGACTACCGCGTGATTCGCTCCGGCAGTGCGACGGTGACGGCAGCGACTTAATGGAGGTGGAAACATGGCTGTGACGCTGGAAATGGCAATGCGCGAGTGTAACAACTTTTTTGAGCGCTGCAAGTACGCGGGAGAGATTCGCATAGCGGGCGGGAAAATCGTTCCTGATGTAGGCTCGCCCTATGTGTACATCAGCGGCAGCGCGCGGAACGACGGCGTTCACATCCTTGTTTCTGGCGCAATGGAGGACGCGGACGGGGAGGAAACTTTCGACGGCACGTTGTGGTTTCTTTACCCGCCGCGCCCGTTTGTCGAAATTGCAAAAGAATGCGCGGAGTACGAGAAGAAAAACCCGACGGGGGCTTATACGTCGGAATCGTTCGGGCATTACAGCTATTCGCGAGCGACTGGCAGCAATGGCGTTGTGACGTGGCAAGCGGCATTCGCGGACAAGCTGCGACCGTACCGCCATATGTACACGGAGGTGGGCTGATGGCGTGGAGTGATTTTCTGGATGACGCTTGTATGATGGACAAGCGCACGGAATCTGACGGCATGGGCGGCATCGTTGTCACATGGGCAGATGGCGCGCCGTTTCGTGCCGGATTCATCCGCAACAGCAGCACGGAAGCCATGATTGCATATCAGAGCGGCATCCGCGAACTGTTTACAATCGTGTTTTCCGATATGCTGGAACTGCTTCCGAACGACCGCGTGAAGCGGATTTCCGACGGCAAGGTATTCCGCATTACGTCGGACGCGCGGGATATGACAACGCCGGAGCAGAGCGATATGCACTTCCGGGAGGCGGACGCGGAGGTGGTGACTGCGTGATTGACTTGCAGCGGAAACTATACAAGTTTTGGAACAGCTTCACCTACGAGGGCAAGCCCATTCCTGCGTATGTTGAGGACGCAGTTCCGGCAGAAGCGTCTTTTCCCTATTTCGCGTTTCAGTTGCAAGAGGGGGACGCATTCGGAAAATCTGCAATGATTTGCACGCTGTGCTGTCAGGCGGAAAGTGGAAGCAACGTAAACTTGCAGCGCGCAGCAATCCTCGACGAGGTTCGCCGCGCTATTCCGCCGGAGGGAACGGCAATCTATTGCGACGATGGCTTTATCACCCTGTACCGCAATAATAGCAACTTTTTCCGCCTTGAAGTAGACACGACGCTCAAAAGCGTCTGCTATGGGCGGATTTACTACGAAATCGTGACTTACTACACCTAACAGGAGGCAACAAAATGACGACTGGTCTTCGGGCAAGCACATTTGAGAACTTGCAGCTCAATGCCGGGATGTTTCTCGCAAATTTTGACTATTCCACCGCCACGGACGCGGCGACGCTGGGCGCGCTGCTGAAGACGGAGCGAGAAAAGACAAGCGGCTCTGCGCTGATTGGCGCAACGCGCGGCGGCGGCACGTTCGTCTGCACGCCCAACACGCGCAGCATCGAGGCGGACGGCAAGCGAGAGGAATGGAAAGGCAGCAGCGTCAACGATGGCTGGACTATCAAGCTGACGACTACCCTGCTGGAAATCAATGCTACCAACCTTAAGCGTTCTTTCGGCACTGCCGACGTGACGGACGTGGAGAAGAAGCACACCATCAAGATTCGCACCGACATTAAGGACGCAGACTATATTGAGAGCCTCGTCTGGGTTGGCGACACCTCGAAGGGCTATGTGCTGATTGCCATCAAAAACGCACTGAACACGGCGGGCGCAACGCTGACGTGGACGGACAAGGGCGAGGGCACTATCCCGGTGGAGTTTACCGCGCATCAGGATGGGCTGGAAACCGACGGATATGCGCCTTGTGAGGTCATTTTCTTCGACCCCGCCGCCTAACAACACGCGGCAGGGTTCGCGCCCTGCCGCACTTTCGTGAATTTTGAGGAGGAAAACGCATGAATACCGCAACCGCATTTGAGCAGATGGCGAACGCTATTCCCTACATCGACAAGTTGGTAAACAGCAAGGAAATGAAAGCCTTTGTAGAAGAAAAGAGCAAGGGCGATGTTGTCGGGCGCGACATCCTGATGAAGATGCTGCCGATTTTGTACGCCAAGCATCCCAAGGAAACGATGGGCATTCTCGGCGCGATGCACGGAAAGACGGCGGAGGAAGTCGCAGAAATGGACTTCACGGAAACCGCCGCCATGATGGACAAGGACACACTTGATTCGCTGTTTGCTTTTTTTACCTTTGCGCTTCGTCTGGGGTGCATCATGTAATCCCTGCACTGTACAAATACCGCCCGCAAAACGTGCACGCGCTGGGGGTGCTTCTGGCGCACGAAACGCAGGAGGAAGCAAAACGTTGCTATATGGCTAATATGGCGTGGATGACGGTGCTTGCTATTTCGTCGTTCGGCGGCGCGAATTTGGAAATCCCGTCATACAGCGATGTTTTCTGCACAGAGAAGCACGAAACAAAGCAAAAAACAGCAGAGGAAATCTGCGACGATATTATAAACGGACTAATGGCGAGGGGAGGTGCAGAAGATGGCGGAAGCATTTGAGTTGTACGCAAGTTTCAAGATTGACACAAGCGGATACACGCAGGAACTGAATAAAATTCGGCAGGAAATGCAGCAGTTCCAGCAAGAACTGAATAGCTTTGCTATTCATCCGACGTTTGACGGTGGACGTTTCCAGATGGAATTGCAGCAAGCGCAGCAGCAGTCCACGCAAGCGACGGAAGAAATCCAGCGTTTGCAGCAGCAAATCCAGTCTTTGCAGCAAGCCGCAGACGGAGGCGATTCGGGCGGCGGTGTGCTGAGCGGATTTTTGAGCCGCCTTGATGTTATTGGTGATATTGCAAGCGGACAGTTCCTTGCCAACATGGCAGTAAACGGAATCAATAGCATTATCGACGGCGTCACGGGTTCGATTGACGAATCAATCGGACTTGCGTCCGACCTTAAGGAGACGCAGAACGTTGTTGATGTGACATTTGAGGATTCTGCGTCCACCATCAATAAGTGGGCGCAGGAGGCGCTGAACGCATACGGCATCACGGAAACCAAGGCGAAACAGTATTCGTCCACGCTGGGCGCTATGCTGAAATCCATGGGCATCGCGGATGACCAAGTTCTCCAAATGTCTATGGATATGGCGGGGCTGGCGGCGGATATGGCGTCTTTCTACAATCTCGACCATGACACGGCATTTGAGAAAATCCGCTCCGGCATTTCCGGGGAAAACGAGCCCTTGAAGGCGCTTGGCATCAATATGTCCGTCGCAAACCTGAACGCCTTTGCCCTCGAAAAGGGCATGAACAAGGCGTTTGATAAAATGTCGCAGGCGGAACAAGCGACGTTGCGCTATCAGTATCTGCTTGAAGCCACGAAGGACGCGCAGGGTGACTTTGCGCGAACCGGGGACAGCTTCTCGAATGAAATGCGCAAGCTGCAGACGAACCTTGACCGCATTAAGACGGAGTTCGGCAAGGGGCTGCTGGGCGTTGTAACGCCCGCGATTTCGCTGCTCAATAACGCGCTGTCTGACAAGTCATACCAGTACACCACAGCCGAAAAAATCATGCAAGAGCGTGACGAATCAATATACGACGCAAAGGCTACCTATGCGCAGTCGCTCACAATCGTCAATTCCATGCGCAACATGGAGCAGGAGAGCGGCGAAGCTGTAAAGGCAACGAAAGCGTGGCAGGAAGCCCTCGAAAACCTCAAAAACGTCATGCCGGGACTTTCGCAATACGTTGATTTAACCTCTGACGCCATTATGGGCAACGCAGAAAGAATTAAACAGTATGTGGATACCGTGAATGGCGTGTCGCTGTATGGTGCACATGATACCGCCGTTACCGATGCACAAGCAGCAGTTGATGAAACGGAAAAACAGCTCGAATCCCTATATGCACGCAGAGATTATCTAAACTCGCTAATTGCGGGGTCTAATGCCGAAGAAGTAAAAGCCGCATATCATGATGTGGTAGAAAGTGCATATCAGTCCTTTGTCCGCACAATGGCTGGAACAAATGCCAACTATACGTTTGCCAACACATTTGACGAATTTTTTGCATCGCAATATGATGAAGTCGACAGGGCGATTCGCGGGGTTGGAGATTCTTCCATAAATCTCTTCGATTTCGGCGACATGCAAGCTGCGGCGTGGAGCAAGCTCACAGAAGCAATGAGCTTGCAAACATTCGATAGCAGCTCCGCCGCCGGAGAATTGGAAGATGTTAACAGGCAAATCGAAGAATCTAACGATAAACTGAGCGAGAATCAGACCGCGCTTGCAAGGGCAACAGCGGAATGGGAGGCGTACAAACGTGCACACCCGGAAGCCGAAGAACAGGTAAAATTCAACGGAGCCATCGAGGACGAGAAGAAAGCCCTCGAAGACCTTAAAACCGCGATGAAAGACGTGGATACCTACCGCGCGGACACGCTGAAAAAGGCGCAGGAAGCCTACAAGGGCGTTGCGTCTGGCATGGGCTACATGGTAACGCACACGCAGGAGGAAATGAAGAAGCTCCTCGATACCGATTACAGCAAGGAAAACGTGCTTAGTTGGTACGGCACGAATGCGGATGCGCTACACGCCTACAATGATGCTTTGCAGCAAGCCGAAGCTGCTGGCGTTGACGTTGGCATCTTGTCAGGGCTTACTACATACTCCCGCGATAACGATGCGTACCTTTCGCGTCTGCTGAACCTAACGCCGGAAGAAATCAAGCAACTGAATGCAGACTATCAGCGCGCCCGCGACGAAGAAAACGCGATGGCGGAAACCAAAACGCGGTATACGCTGGCGGACGATGAGACGTATCAGGCGATGCTGAAAACCGTACAAAAGTCGCTCGAAGCGTTTGAGCAAAAGAAAGCAATCGCGGCATACATGGCGGAAAACAAGAACGCATTTTTGGCGGGCATCGACGACCTGAAGAAAGCGCTTGAAGAAGAACTTCCGGGCATCAACGAATTGCTTGAAAAGTATGGATTCGTCAAAATCAAAAACGACCTCGAGAACAAACCGTGGGTTCATGACTTTGGCGGTGCGCGTGAAGGATATGCAGACATGTTCGACGACGTTGCAAATGACAAAAACGCTTTTAGCAAAGAGCAAGCAAAAGCGCTTCATGCGATAGAGGCGAGGTCTCGAAGCGGCTATGCGGACATGATTGAAGATGGGCTAATGCCCGACGACATCAAAGCCCGCGCGCAGCGGTGGAATCGGTTCGTCGAGATGAAGACGCAGGAGATGAACGACATCGTTGATATTTTGGAACAGCGCATGGAGGAGAACCAGCGTCAGCGGGAAGAGGAAGAGGCGGCAAGAGCAGCGAAGGAAGCAAGAGACAACGCATTGCCTAAAACGTGGTCTGACTTGCCTCCTATCATTTCGACGGATGAGTTCAAAAACGCCGAATCCTACGCACCTGTTTCAAACGAAAAAACAAACATCTTTGCATTGCCGCAAACGGACAAACAAGAGGGTTCGCATTTCGAGACATTCGACGAGTATCGGACACGCACAATGCTCGATAATAGCCGCGTAATGCAAGATACGATTAACAGCATGGTTGAGGCATTCAAAATGACGACGCAGCAGAGCCAAACGACGCAGGAAGTCACGATTTCAAATCCGCAAGACCTTGCGGCGTACTTGCAGCAACCTGTCACAGTTGTTAATAATTTTTCCGTTGACGGTACATCCGTCGCAACCGTCATCGCGCCTATCGTCAACAAAACAATCGGCAGGGGCATCCGTGGAAATCTGATGGAGGTGGCGCGATAAATGGTAACGCGATACCGCGCGTGGATGGGGGAAGAAGCGCTGGAAGACCTCGACCCGTCCATCATCATCATCGACATTTCGGAGGACGCGCCGAAGGAAGCAGTGACAACCGAAGCACGCCCGGGCGGGGGGATGTACCTCACCGGGCAGCTTCGGCAGTCCATCACGGTAACAATCGCCGTGGAAATCCACGAAGCAAACACCATCCACAGGCAGCTTATCCTCGGTAAAATCATGCGCTGGGGCAGCGGTGGACAGTACCTGCACACGTCATACCGCCCGGAACAGCGGTTATACATCGACAGCATCGAGGCAGCGAGTGTTTCCGCGCTCAAGTGGACGGACACGCTGGAAATCAAGCTGACGGCATATCATCGTCCGTGGTGGGAGGAAGCAACTGTTTCCAAAATGGAAACAGTTGAAGCAAGCAAAAGTGGCATCCTGACGGTTTACAACCGCGGGGAAATGCCTTGTCCGCTGGAAGCCGTTTTTGTGGCAATCGACCCGCTGACAAACGTTGCAATCAGTTGCGGCAACGAAAAAATCGCGCTGACGAACATCAGCGTGAAAACAGGCGAGGAAATCCGCATAGGACACGACGATAACGGCATCCAGCAAATCACGGCGGCAGGGCAATCCGCGATGGGCAACAGAAACGGACAATCTGCCGATGAAATCACGCTAAAGCCCGGAATAAACAAGGTGTCGTTTAGCGGCGACGGGCTTTTGTCGCTGACAGTCACTGCGAGGGGGCGAAAATATTAACTACAAAGCATATGGCACACCGCAGGAAGTAACCCTAACGTCCAAAATAAAATGCCGTCTTGAGGTAAACCCTGATGTGGAAAATCCCACTGGTTGGCAGATGGAGGTCGGCTATCCAACAATCGGGAGAACAAAGGTCACTTTTCCGGTTGTTCTTCCAGCCGACGCAGTAATCACCTCCGCACGAGTACACGCAGATTTTCGGCGCGACCTTTGGGGCAATCAACAAAAGCAGGACGTAAACGATGTACACGTTGACGAGGCAGGATTCGCAACAGTAACACTTCCTGACGGGGCAAGCACCGTATCCCTTATTGTAACACTATCCTTTCAAATGTGGGAAAAAGTTTACACTGATACGGTTGAACGGACTTTTAACGTAGACGTCCGCGACATCTACCTCACAATCGACTATGTTTCCGGCATCATCCCCGACCCGGATGCAAGCAAAGCATACACAAACAACGTCCGTTTGCCGCGTCTGCTGGACAAAAATCTGCGAGAAATCAAGCGCTTGCGCCCGTCGTCCCTTTCTTTGTCGCTAACAATCGACGATATTTCCACCGCAAGCATGACGCTCGTGGACGGTACATGGATGGATGCAACGCAGTTTGTGGAGTTGTACCACATCGGCGGCAGCGTCGGCATTTTCCGCTTGCGCTCGGACACGCAGACTTACAGAAATTACGCAACACAGGAAGTCAACCTCGACCACGCTATTTCCACGCTGATGGACGGGCTTCTCCCGGAGCAGCTAAAAATCGGCAGTGCATCCGTTGACGCGGTTGATGTTCTGGCGCAGCTTCTCACCTACCAGCCGGAAACGCGCTGGCAGATGGGAACGTGCGAGCTATCGCAGCATCTCACATACGATTTCGACGCAGGAACGAACATCTGGACAGCAATCAACAACGTCAAGAACTTGTCTCCCGCCGAAATGATGTGGCAGTACGACTTTTCCACCCATCCGTGGACGCTCAACCTCGTTAATATGCCAAACACCGTCTCCTGCGAAGCGCGTTTTAACGGCGCGCTAACCAGCGCAACGGTTAGCACCGACCGCGATGACCTTGTGACCCGTATGTACGCATACGGCAAAAACGGCATCACCGTTGGCACGGTAAACGATGGCAAGGACTACATCGACGCGGACACCATCGACGAGTGGGGCATCGTGTGTGGCAAGTACTCGGATAACAGCATCACAGACAAGGAGACGCTGCTGGAAAACGCAAAGAAGGAACTGGCGAAAAAGAAAACCCCGCCAATTTCCATCGATGTTTCCCTTGTGGAGCTTTCCGCCATAACAGGATTGCCCTACGACCATTTCCGGCTGGGGAGCATCTGCCGGGTTGCAATGCCTAAATTCGGGCGCTGCTACGATGAGCGCATCCTGACACTTAATGCGGATAATGTGCTGCTTGAGCCGCAAAAGGTACAAGTCACCATGTCAACGGAGGGCAAGAGCGTCAGCGGCATCATCGAGGCGCTGGGCGGCAAGAGTGGGCTTATTTCCGCCGGAACGGAATAAGGAGGAAGCATGAATGAGTTAAATTATACTTGCAACCTGTCTGCCGGGTTGCGGATGACACCGCTCAAGGCGGCGCTCGTGCAAGGCGAAGCAAACGCCCACACGCTGAAAATCGCGTTTGAGAAGGACGGCGCGCCGTACAGCATGGATTCGGGCGCAACGATTGTCGGCAGCTTTATCAGGCTGGATAGCGTCGCAAGTACGGACGAGAACCCAACGATTCTTTTGCAAGGCGCGGTTAGCGACGGCGTGGCATCCGTGACGCTTTCCGCTGCTTGTTACGCGGTTGTGGGGCGCTTCCGCCTGATGGTCACGGCGACGGTCGGCGAGGACACGACGGCTATCTTGTGGCTTGAGGGGCGCGTTGCGGCAGGCGCAACCGGGACAGTGTACGACCCGGATAACGTCATTCCCGACATTACGACGGTGCTTGCAAAGGTGGAAGACTGCAAAAACGCAGCGGCAAGCGCAAACGCAGCGGCAGAAAGTGCAACATCCGCAGCACAGCAGTTCCTTGGAAAGTACATCACGGACAATGAGAAATTGTTACTGCTGGAACTGCTGCAAATGGGTGCGTATCGCTCAAACACCGCCGCGCAAAATTATAGCAAGCTATACGCAGCGTGGAAGGATGATGTATCAGCGCTTGAGGCACAGCGCCCGCGAATCGTCAGCGTTGAGGCGGACAAAACAACAATCGCCGTCGGCGAGAACGTGACGTTCACGGTGACGCAGAAGAACGCGGCATCAATCCGTTTCCTTGTGGACGGCGCAGTAAACGAGCGAATCTATGACGTTCAGCAGGAAACGATAACGTTCATAAAGCAGTTTCAATCTACCGGCAGCGGAACGCGGATTGTTGCATTCCAGGCGGTTGACGCGAGCAGCAACGTCGGGCTGGAATCGGATAGTATCATCATCACAATTAAGGAGGCGGCACAAAATGGCGTGGAATCTAATCCGCAGGAATAACGGCGAGACTATCCACACGGACTATGTTGAGTGGATGTTGGATAACGCCGCCGACATCTCCAATGGCACAGAGCCGGGGAAGTCTGGAAGCATTGGTTCTTTGGCGTACACCGCCGGATTTGGAGCAATGTGGCAGAAGGACGCAAACGGGGCATGGGTTAAGTTAGGAGGTGGCAACTAATGGTTGACGCAAGCACAATTGGTGTGATTCAGGCGCTTTATGGCACTGGCGTGAATGGCGGTATTCCCACGGCGCTTGTGACGGACAAGACGCTGACGCTGGAAAACCGCGCGGCGGACGCGAAAGCTGCTGGCGACGCTATCCGCGCGGTTACGAATACCGCCAACACGCTTTCCGCGCGCGCGAACGTTTTGTCTGGCAGCCTGTCCGGTGCGTCGATTACAACAACAGATGCTTTCGCCGCGCCTCTTGTCGGACTGCGTGTCTGCGGCAAAAGCACGCAGGACGGTACGCCGCTCCCGGATGCGCCCGTGCCGATTGTCAGCGCGGGTGACGGCGGAACGGTAACGGTCACGGTGTCGGACGGCGCGAACGAATCGCAGACGCTGACACTGCAAACGCCGAATGCGCTTCCGGGCATCCCGGTCACATCCGGCGGCAACTACACGGATGAGAACGGTCAGCAGTGGGTCTGCGATGAGGTGGACTTGGCGCGCGGGGTGCGCGTGCAGCGCATCACCAAAATCAAGGTAACGTCGTCGCTTAACTGGCAGACTTCGGGACAAAAGGTTGATAGATACTTTGCTTGGTTTGCTGGTACTTCTGCGACAAATGTTCTTTGTACACACTTTTCCACCACAGTAGGTTCAGAAGTTGTCGGCGGCGCTATCGCAAACCAAAACAACCTCATCGGCTTTGCCTATGCACAAAAAGGCACATCAACACTTGATGAGTTCAAAGCATTCCTCGACGCGAAAGAGGTGTATGTTTTGACATCGCTTGCAACTCCCGTCGAAACCGCCCTTTCCGCTGCTGAAATTGCCGCGTACAAAGCGCTGACCACCTACGCCCCGACGACCGTCATCAGCACAAGCGGCGGCGCTGGCGCGACGGCAACGTATCAGCGAGACGTGACCATTGTAATCAAAAATCTTGAGGATGCGATTGCGTCCATGACGCAGAATTAAGGAGGTATCTTTGTGGCAATTAACAGCAAGGCACGGCACGATTTGACGCTGCGCGCGATTAAGCGCGAGATTTCCGCGGGGCGCGATGTGGCATTTTGGCTCGATAAAGCGTACACGCACCTCGACAACGGGCTGTTTAATGAGGACGACATCGCGGAAATTGAGACGCTGGCGCAGGCGTACTATGATTCGCTGGACGCGGCGGAAAACGCGAAAGACAACGCGATTTGACGCAATTCAAGTTGCAAGTTGTTGCAAGTTGTTGCAAGTTGTTGCAAGTTAGTCCAAGTTAGTACCAAGTTAGTACCAAGTTTGAGGAGGTGTCATCATGCCCAAAATCGCAGCAGCCGCCATTCTGGGCGACTTCCAGCGGATGCTTGACGAGCACTGGAAGTATACGGCTGGTGCAGCGGAGACGGGGAACGTTGACTGCTCCGGCGCGTTTGTGTGGTCATACCGTCAGCACGGGCAGAGCATCTACCACGGCAGCAACCGCATTGCGCGGACGGAAATTGTTGAGCTTGTCCCGATTTCTGCCGCAAAGCCCGGAATGGCAGTTTTTAAGTGCCGGAATCCGGGTGATTCGCGGTACGCCTTGCCATCCGGCTACAAGCAGGGCGGCAAATACTGTAACGGCGACTTGAGGGATTTTTACCACATCGGGCTGATGGGTGATGACGGCAAGGTTCTCAATGCGCAGAGCAGCGCAACGGGCTTCGTCGCTTCACCCGTCAAATCGTGGACGTGTGCAGGATGCCTCAAAAAGGTCGCATACAAGGAGGATACACCAATGGTGGATGATAGCAACGATGTTATTTCCGTCGGACGTGTGACAGCGCAGAGCGGCAGCACGGTCAATCTTCGTGCAGAGCCGAGCAAATCCGCAAAGGTGCTGGAAAAAGTCAAAATCGGCACTTCTGTCAACGTCATCGGGAATAGTGGCGGTTGGCTGCACATCGAGACGGAGACGAATCAGGGCTATATGATGGAGGAGTTTGTCGATGTGGGTGTTTCCAAATCGGAAACACCCACGTTCTCTGAGATTGCGGAACGCATCGAAAAGCTGGAGGAACGTGTCGCCGCGTTGGAAGGCGGTGTAGGCTGACATGGAAAGCCTCACCGCAGATAAACTGATTCTGGCGCTGGGCGTGATTCTCGTCCTGCTGGGAGCATACAACACATTTTATACCGCGCGGAAAAATGCGCGGGATGAACGCAAGAGACAGGAGCAGCCAACAAACGCGCTGGCATCCAGCGTATCAGACATCAATCGCAAGCTGGACACAGACAAGCGCCGCCTTGATGGGCACGAAGAGCGCATCGGCGGCTTGCGTGACGGACTGATGGTAACGTGCGCCGGAGTACAGGCACTTTTGGAGCATGAGTTACACAACGGCAACGCCGACGAAATGACGGCGGCAAGCAGGGAAATTGATAATTGGTTGAGGGGCAATGCCCTAAAGGGAGGAAATGCAAAATGAGTGAGAATTTGAAGCGCAAGCTGACAAGCCGCAAGTTCTGGGCGGCAGTTGTATCCTTTGTGACCATGCTGACTATGGCGTTCGGCGTAGCGGATGAAACCGCAACACAGGTCGGAAGCATTATCATGGCAGGTGCTACGGTCATCGCCTACATCATCGGCGAGGGCATGACGGACGCGGCGGCGGTCGCGGAGGGCAAGGATAAACCTAAGGAGTAACACATGAGCCGCGAAGTCGTATGGACAAAAGCGGTTGTAGATGCTTTTGTGGATGAAGCCTGCTTGTCGGACGAAGAAGAACTGATTATCAGGTCGCGGGCGAAAGGCTGGACACGCACAAAGCAGTCGATGCAGTACAATATGAGCATTCGCAAGATTGACTATATTATACATACGCTGAAAACCAAGTACGACGAAGCGCAGAAATACTCCGAGATTTTACCAAAGCGGAATACAAAGAAAGCCGGGACGTAATGTCCCGGTCTTTTTTGTTGCGCGCTATTCCTGCGCCTGACGCTTGCACTCAACGTCAAGTTCTGGATACACCCCTGCGATTTTCGGCATGGTGTCCTCCTGTTGATGTTAGCCGATGACCTCTATTTTCTCCTGATGCCAGTACACATAATAGCGCGCCTGATATGCGCTGCATGGTACGCGGTACGCTGCGACCTTCTCGTTTAGCCATTCGGCGCGCTTTTTCTCGCTCTTAAAAGCGACGACGTGCGCCAAAGCAAGGTTACGCTGCTCTTCCGGGGTATAAGCAAAGCAATCATGCTCGTTACTATACCACACGGCGTAGTACGTTCGCTTCTTTTCCCTTGCTTGACGCGCCATTTGTTCCGCAAGACGCGGCTTGTTTTTCTCAATAAGGATGTGGACGTCGGAGCGGTCGAGCGCAGTCCAACCGTTTTCAAGCGTCAATTTTTTTCCTTTTCCAAATCCGCAGCGGATGGCGATAATCTGAGATAGCCGCGAAATGGCTGAACGCGCATTCGGGAAAATTTCGGGGCGCTCCCGAAGGAACGCAAGCAGATGTGCCACATGATATATGTTTCCGTCGTGGTCTGCAAGCGTCCACTGCATCTCACTGATTTTACGGTGCGCAGCCTGTCCTTCACGGCGCGCAGGCTGTTTTTCAAGGCGTGTCTTGTTTTTTTCAATGAGGTCGTGGACGTCGGAGCGGTCGAGCGCAGTCCAACCGTTTTTCAGCGTCAATTTTTTTCCTTTTCCAAATCCGCAGCGGATGGCGATAATCTGGGAAAACATCGCATTGGCTGAACGCGCATTCGGGAAAATTTCGGGGCGCTCCCGAAGGAACGCAAACAGATTTTCCACGCGGTATATGTTTCCGTCGGGGTCTGCAAGTGTCCATTGCAACTGACTGCGCTTGGGGTGGCTGTGAACGTCATTCAGGCGTTTTGGGCGAGAATTGCCGTTCTCGTCGGGGATATATTCCGGCTTGCTTATATCGCAAACAATGTCGACCACCGGGAACTCGTCGAGCGATACGGGGCGCACGATTATCCAGCCATTTTTTAGGTTGACTGGTACGCCTGATTCGCGCGCCTTTTTGAAGCCGTCCCGAAACATCCAGTACGGTTCATCGCCCAAATCAAAATAACCGCACGTTTTAAGAAAATGTTGATATTTTTCTTGGAGGATAAAGTGTTCTTTGGCATCCGGCGATTTTGCTTGCCACCAATGAATTGATGGTAAAATGTCAGGGCAGGCGTCATTAAACAAAACTATCCACCCATTCGCAAACATACACAATTTCTGCCCCTTTTTTAGCACGAAATTGTACGCCGACACATATTGCGTGTCAGGTTTTGCAAACCATTCCGGGTGCGAAAACATAAACCTACGCAATTGATTTGTACGGTAGATTGTGCCGTTAGGCGCTTGCACCTTCCAAATGTTTGTGCTTCCCATTTTATCACCTCAAAACCCCCCACCGACGATATTGTCGAGCGGGGGGGGGGAAAACCGTGCTACTTAGTCCGAGACCTCCGTCACGCGGACAACGCGTTCCTCGCTTATTTTGTAGCAACCCGCCCGTCAGGAACCTGCCTACCGCATATTGGACAAGTCTTATCCATTTGCATTTGCCCTCCTTGCCGATTATCTAATAACCATAGCGACCTCTGCATCGCGCATGACAATCTCATACTCGTCCTCGCCAACATGGCTATTGTCTCCTTCGCAGCGCATCAGGTACATGTGCTCATTATAATACGCCTTGTTAATGCGCAACGCCCGCGCGATATTCTTGAGCTGTTTTTCACGCGAATTTGCGATAACAATGTGCGTTGCACAGACGCCATCAAGTTCCTCATCGCTCATCTCTCCGTCGTACCAATTGTACGAGTTGGGGATGCTATCTCCAACGCAGAACTCCCGGTCATCGTTGCGAAGACCCCAGTCGTAAAAATTCAAACATTCGTCTTCCTTTTCTGCCTCCCTCTCCATCTCCGCAAGAATCTTTTCTGCCGTAGCTTCGACGTCCATGTTATCTGCAATCTCCATGATTTCCTTAAAATCCATACTCGTTACCTCTTTCTGTCCGGGGTTTTATTTTGTACCTCCCCTTGACACTATTTATTATATCACAAGGTATATACCTTGTCAATACCTTTTTAAGATTTTTCGCAAGTTTTTTGCGTTCTTTCCGCAAGCCACTGCGACACTGCGAGACGGATAACCGCCGAATCACTCAGCCCGATTTGCCGCCCAATTGCTTTAATCTGCGCATCCTGTTCGCGCGTCACAATGATGCACTTGACGATTCTATTCCCATCTTTTTTTATCATTTCTTGTTCCTCCCTATCCTTTAAGCAGATTATCAATTGCTGTTGTCGTCCCCGTCCCGCTGAAATAATGGACGGAAATGCCGCAACCGCGCGCAACGTCGATGACGGCGTAAAACTCGGTATGCGACATATACGCCGCCTGAATCCATAATTCCGACGCGCTGCGGATGACGATTTCCGGGCAAGTCGTGCCGTGCGGATAGGCGCGGATGGAAGGGAAACGCTCGATCAGGCGGCGCGCCCATGCGGGATGCCCGCCGACGATGACAACACCGTCAGGAATGATTCGCGGGCTTTGCGTGCCGACGGTGGATTCCTGCGCGTCCTCCTGTGCGCTGCGCCAGAGCGCGTCGCGAAGGGCGGTCAGCTCCTGCGCATCCGCTTCGTGCGCCTGGATGGCAGCGAATGATTTCTGCGCGTCCTTCTCCTGCTGACGGATGGCAGCTTCCAGCTCGGCAATGCGCTTTTCCGCGGCGGCGGTGCGCTGCTCGGCTTTTTCCTGCGCGATTCGTGCCGCGTCCAAGGCGGCAGCGTCGCCGCGAAGGATTTTGTCGATGCAAAATGCCTTGTCCTTTTGGATTGCACGGGCAACCATCAGCGACGCGGCATTGAGCGCCGTTTTTTCTGGCGTGTCGGAAAGAATGATAGCTACATCGTCCGCATTGATGCGGATGTCGGCGGTGTAATCCGAGACATCAATGCCAGCGCCATCGTACATGAGCGCGAACTCGTCAATCGCTTCCACGGCAAAACGGTCGTACAGGTCGCCGAAGCCAGCGACAGGCAGCTTTCCCAAATGTTTTTGCAGGACTTTTTTATCGTCCGCGGTCGTCTGCTCTTTTCGGATGCTTTTGATGTTAGACTGCAACAAAAGCCAGTCCGAGAGGTCGGCGAAGCTGTCATTGCTGGCGACTTTTCTTCCGGAAACAAGAATCTGGAAGAATGCAAGCATCGTGCGATAAAGCGCAGTATCGAGATTTGGGTCGAAAATCAGGCAGGAATCAAGCGAAATTTCCGCGCCCTGCTGGGATGACTTAATGGCATCATGCGTTTTATCGTATGTTTTGCGGTCAACCGCGCGGAGAAGTCCGCGAATGGTGGCTTCCTCGGCGGCGCGGAGAATGCCCAGCGCGTGAGCGGAAACAATCTGCTGTTCCGCGCGTCCGGCAGTAATTGCGACAGACGACTTGCCAGCGCCGCGCATGGTGTCCGCATAGTATTTCGCTGGTGACAGCGCATAAAACCGCTCCACCGCGTCGGGGTTGAGGAATGCCATTGCGCGCGCTACGATTGGCGCAAGGTCAACGCTGACGCGCCCTGCGTTCTTCATTGTGCTGCTCCTTTCATCGCCTAAAATGATTTCGGCGCGTTGCGGCGGCGGATTTTTGTGCGGTCCGCCGGGGCGGGTGCATGGTTATTCTTCTTGCTGATAAACATCATTGATTTCGTTTGTTTCCAGCACATCCCAATCATCGTATTCGATGCTATGCCCCGTCAAAATAACGGCACCGTGGATTCCGTCCTCGTGCTCAGCGAGCTTGTCATACATTGCTTTCGCTGCTTTAAAGTCGCTTCCGTCGTAATAAGCGCCATCACAAGCTGCGATAAAACTGCGGTAGCCATCGCGCACTCCGTCAACGACTTCGATTTCCACAACGAAATGGTCGTACTGACTTTCTACGTCCAACTTACGAGTTTCTTCCATTTTTCTTACCTCTTTCTGTCCGGGGTTCTTTTTGTACCGCCCCTTGACACTATGTATTATAGCACAAGATATATACCTTGTCAATACCTTTTCAAGATTTTTCGCAAGTTTTTTTGCAACTTTCCAGCGTTTTATCTGCGTTTCCCAGCGTCTAAAAACCTCTATACTATAATCAGTAGGAGGTGGTGTGGTGTATATCCACTACAACCCTAATCCGCGCGGCTTGCGTGTCGGGGATTGCGCTGTCCGCGCAGCATCCAAGGCGGCAGGGGAGACGTGGGGAAGCACCTATGCGGCGCTTTGTGCGCTGGGTTATGACTGCGGTGATATGCCTAACGCCAATCACGTTTGGGGACGTTACTTGCATGAGCGCGGATTCACGCGCCACGCCCTGCCGGATACTTGTCCAATCTGCTACACCGTCGCGGATTTCTGCCGTGAGCATCCGCGCGGGGTGTACGTCCTCGGCATCGGCGACCACGTTGTGTGTGCCGTAGACGGCGATTGGTACGACGCATGGGATAGCGGCGCGGAAATACCAGCGTACTACTGGAAGGGGGAGGATTGATGTATGGCGTATGGTTATCCACAATATTATCCACAGATTCCGTATTATAACGCGCAACAGACGGCAATGCCAGATCAACTTGCGCAGCTTCGAGCCGCACAGCAGCCGATGATGCAGCAGCCATCGCAGCCATCAAGCAACGGACTGATTTGGGTGCAGGGTGAAGCCGGAGCGAAGAGCTACCTTGTCGCCAACGGTTCGAGCGTGCTGCTGATGGATAGCGAGAAGCAGACGTTTTACATCAAGTCAGCGGACGCGGCAGGAATGCCGTCCATGCGCACGTTTGATTATACGGAGCGCAACGCATCCGTAAAGCCATCCAGCAGCGCGCAGGACGCTCCGGAGTATGTGACGCGGGACGAACTCAATACGCTTACAAAGCGCCTTGAAGCGCTGGAAGGGCGCAAGAAGAAGGGGGTAACGCAGGATGAACCCACTGTTTAACGCACTCGGCGGCGGGCAGATGCCCGGAGCTATTGGCGACTTCCAGCGGATGATGCAGCAGTTTCAGCAGTTTCGCGCGACGTTTCAGGGCGACCCTGAGCAGGAGGTTCGCAAGCTGATTGCATCCGGCAAAATCTCACAAAACCAGCTTAACCAACTGCAACAGGCGGCGCAGATGTTCCAGTCGTTCCTCGGTTCTTAACTTTGGCTATCATTGTTGCGCAACAATTTAGCATAAACTTCAAATTCCGAAAGGAGAAAAACAATGAGTATGACCTCGGAACTCTCCGCTTCTGACGTGGCTCTGCTTTCCGGGCGGAACAGCAACCAGAACGGCGACGGCTTCTTCGGTGGCAATGGCGCATACTGGATTATCATCCTTTTCCTCTTCGTTTTCTGCGGCTGGGGCAATAACGGATGGGGCGGCTTTGGCAATCGCAACGGTGGACAGGGTTCTGCCGTAGACGGTTACGTTCTCACCTCCGACTTCGCCAATATCGAGCGAAAAATCGACAACGTGAACAACGGCTTGTGTGACGGATTCTATGCACAGGCGCAGCTCACCAATGGCGTACAGATGCAGATGGCAAACGGCTTTGCGCAGGCAGAACTCTCGCGTGCCAATCAGCAGACCGCGCTCATGCAGCAGCTTAACGCGATGCAGGCACAGGCGGCGGATTGCTGCTGCAAGACGCAGACGGCGATTCAGGGTGTGAACTACAACCTTGCCACTCAGGCTTGCGAAACTCGCAACACCATCCAGAGCGGCGTTCGCGACATTTTGGACAACGCCAACGCTAACGCCCGAGCGGTAATTGACGCACTGACGGCACAGCGCATCGAGGCGAAGGACGAGAAGATTGCGGCGCAGAATCAGCAGATTTTCGGCTTGCAGCTTGCCGCATCTCAGGCAGCACAGAACCAGTATCTGGTGAATACGATTCGTCCTTGCCCTGTTCCGGCGTACACGGTAGCCAATCCGTTCTGTTGCAATCAGGCGCAGTATTGCGCTGGTTAAGCTCCAGACAGCTTCCTGCATGTGCAGGATGAGCCGACAAACGGCAACTGAAAAAGCGGCGGGGCGTTGATTGATTCGCGCCCTGCCGCTGAAAGGAGAAAAATCATGGCTGAATATACTGCGGCGGCGGCTCAAACCGTCGCCAATGGCAACAACGTCCTTTTTACTGCAACACCAGTCTGCGCAACTCGGTGCATCGTCCATCGTGAAGGCTCTGGCATCGTGACGCTGCGAGGCATCACCAATGGACAGTGCCGCGCACGTTTCCGCGTCAATTTCGGCGGCAATATCGCCATTCCGACGGGCGGCACTGCCGGAGCTATCTCTGTCGCGCTTGCAATCGCTGGTGAGGTGCTTCCGGCTTCTACCGCCATCGTCACCCCTGCGGCAGCGGCGCAGTACCAGAACGTCAGCGTCGATACCTTTGTTGACGTTCCGGCGGGGTGCTGCACGACCATCAGCGTCAAAAATACCGCTGGCGTGGATATTGACGTGCAGAATGCCAACCTGATTGTCACGCGCGTTGCGTGAGGAAAGGAGAAACGCAATGAAGTATCTTCACGAACTTAAAGAAAAACTCTGCGAAGAGTTGCAAGAGATTGCGGAGAAGCAGGATATGTCGGCAGGCGACCTCGAAGCCGTTCACAAGCTGACGGACACCATCAAAAACATCGACAAGATTGAGATGCTTGAATCGGACGGGTACAGCAATAATGGCGGCGACTGGGAAGCGCGGGGCAGTTATGACGGTATGTACCGCGACGACCGATACAGCCGCCGCGGACGCGATATGCGCGGACGGTACAGCCGCCACGACGGCACGGACAAGCGCCTGATGGACGAGCTGGAAGAGCTGATGCGCACCATCGAGCCGGGGAAGCGTGACGTGATTCGGCGGGCGCTGGAAGAACTGAAAGAGGCATAACGGAAAGGGGGCTGGCTGCGTGGTTACGCTGACGTGGATTGATGGGCAGATTGAGAAAGCAATCGAAGAGGGCAACAATCCGCAGAACATCCGCGATTTGGCGGCGCTGATTACAGTGCGTGAGTACCTCGCCACGCGGTCAGCCCCGAAAGCCGATGCACAGAGCGTGCAGGAATCCGCCGATGATAAAAAGCGCCGGGATGCGGTTGTCCTTATGACGCACAGCGCGGACTTGGACACAGTTCCGACCATCCAGCAGGTGGAGACGGCGCTGCATTCCATCAGCGTCAACACGCCGGAGGAACGGAAGCGTGTGCAGGACGCGAAGAAGTGGGCACAGATTATCTCGCAGAAAAACGCTTGACAAAAAGCATAGAAGTGTTTATAATAAAGAAGTAGTTGAATGCTTCAGCCAAATACTTCTAAAAAATCCCCTCCATGATTGCATCACATGGAGGGGATTTTTTGACCCTCGTTTTGACTACTTCGTTCGACGGAAAGAGAGTCAAAATTGCGAATTTGGGGATTGCAAAAACCATGTGCGATAACAGCAGATTGAGCAATTACAAGGCATACGCAAGCGCAGAGTAGTGAAGAGAAAACCGCTTTCGCTTTCTTCCATGGAAAGCAAACAAAATCCGTAGAACTGTTGGATTCTCTATGGTTCTCAGCCCCTTGCAACGCTTCTGACTACCAGTTTGACTACTTGGACGTAGAAGTCAACATACTTTCGACCTTTCGAATGGCGTTTTCTTCCTTTTTTTCCGTGAGATGTGCATATATCCGCATTATCATCGTCTCATCCTCATGCCCCATCCAGCGCGCGGCAGTTTTAATGTCAACATCCGCATTATAAAGCATCGTCGCAAAAGTATGTCTGCAATCGTGCTGCCTGATTACCACATTTCTCCCCGCAATTTTTGATAGATGATTTTGGTAACGCTTCCACGCATCGGTCACAGCACTGAAAGAAATAATTTTGTTATCTTTCGATATTATCACGCTTCCGTGTCGCCCTTGCAAGACATCCCGTAACGGCGGAAACAGCGGCACGTTACGAATACCAGCTTTGGTTTTGGGTACAGTGATAATATAGTCTGAACGTTCGCGTCGAATCGCCTTTCGGACGTGAATCACACCTTTCTCAAAATCAACATCATCATCAATATCGAGCGCAAGCGCTTCTCCACGCCTAAGCCCTGCATACACCATCACCATCGCGTAAATTCCCATTCTTTCGCTGTCACAAGTATCTCTGATTAGTTTTATTTCCCAATCATCAAGATTGCGGTGCGTCCCTACTTCTCCTTTCTTTCGCCTAACGTTCTCGCAGGGAGAAATTGCAACTATTCCATCATTTTTTGCAGCGCGGAAAACCGCTCTTGTTGCTTCGGCTATCTTTCTTCGCGTCCCTTCTCCGCGGTCGGCAAAAGCGTTATAAAGTCGCTGTACATCCGACGGCGTGATTAGTCGCATCTCTGTCTGCGGCAGGATTGATGCTATCTGGTTAAGGCGTGAGACATATGCATCATATACATTTATTGTCACCTCGCTCTTGTACGTCGGCAGCCACTCCGCCGCGTACTCCGCGAACGTATACTTTTCCCGTGGTTTCCTGCCGTATTTTTCCTGTTTCTTGTACTCTTCGCGGGCTGCAAGGGCTTCGGACTGCGTTCGCCCGTAGAAGGAAAACCCCTTATATTTACAAACGTAACGCCCGTCTGGGCGCTTTTTTAGTGTCTGCCGTGGCAAGTGTATCACTCCTTTTCTCTCATTCTGCCGCAAAACGCAGCAAAGTGCCATCGTAATTTGTGAACAAATTGAAAACGTTTTGCAAACGCACGGAAAATTTTTAGTCATATATCGCAGCGCGTCAGCATATGGTATTGCGGTGGACGATAAAAAATACGCGACTGGAGAAGAAAATATGCCTGTTTTTGATAAAAAGTTTGTTGTTAAAACGCTCGTCGAGAAGGTGAAGGAACTGCCGAAGGACTTGCAATCGGAATTTTTCGCGTGGATGGAAAGGAAAATTCTTGCAAAGGAAATGAGCTGCAAAACACAAAAAATTAGAAAACACGAAGAAAAATAAAAAAAACGAATAGCTAAGCTATTTTTATTTTTGCAGCTTTATTTCGTAATAATTTCGTAACATTTTTCACCTTGAAGGTCAAGGAAGGTCAAACTTGTATGACGATTTTTAATTTGCAAAACGCCTGAAACGCAGTAATTTCAAGGCTTTGCGCCATCTTTGAAAGGGAATCAGCTAAATAATAAATAGCTGAGCTAAAAAAAATAATAGCTGAGCTATGTATAAAAAGAAAAAAAATAAAATAAAATAAAAAAAAAGAAAACAACAAAAGAAAAATGCGCTGACGCGCTGTGGTGGTGGCGGTCTTTTTTTTACAAACGAAACGTTGTTTCTTCGCGCGCGTGACATCGTGACATAGTATTCAGCAATGATTTGCCGGCATCGGCAAAATGTTTGGTTGTTTCCTTGCCGCTGGTTCTCATGTTCCCGACATTCGCGCCGGGGGCATCACGGTTCGCCCTTTTCAGCATCCCCCTTGTCCGCCATGCGCTTTAAGCTATCACGTTCCCTGCGCTCCTGCCGCATCCGACGTTCCGCCTTCGCGGTGAGGTACTCAACGTAGTCCATCGCTTCACGCACCACGTCATCCGGCGCGCACATCAGCTTGGCGATAATCGCCTCGCAGGTTGCGTCGAGGATAGGGCGGTCAGACGTTCCCTGCGGGTTGTCGGACAGTCCGCAAAGGTAGTCGGTTGTCACGCCGTAATACTCGGCAAGGCGGGCAAGCATAGCGGCGGACGGTTCGTTCGCACCACGTTCATACCCGCTCAATTGAGCGTTCTGGATTCCAATACCTTCTGCGGCAGCTCGTTGGCTGACGCCTTTTTTTTTGCGCAATTCTACAAGACGTTCCGACAAAACCATATATTTACACCACACTTTTTTTCTTTCACCCTCTTGACAAATAGGACTGAAAGAAATATAATACAGACGTGAAATAAATTTGCTTTGACATATGGAGGTGGCACGATGGCTAACCGCTTGCGTGAGTTCCGCAAGAATCAAGGCATGACGCAAGTGCAGCTTGCGGAACTCGTCGGGTGTAAGCAGGGGCTAATCTCTCTCTACGAGCGGGACGAAAGGCATCCTGTGATTTATGGCGCCATTCGCCTTGCCCGTGCGCTTGACACGACAGTCGAAGAACTCTTCGGGGGTGAGGTCGATGGCTGAAAAGCTGCGGCACTTTCTCCACGTCGCCGGAGTTCAAGGAATCAGCGTCGCCGCGCTGTCCGAAAAAGCGGGCATCTCGAAGACGACTATTTACCGCTACGCCAACGGACAGGGAAGCCCAACGGTTGACGCGATGAAGCTCATTGCCGAAGCCCTCGGATGCACAGTCCGAGAGGCGTTCCCGGAAGTTTACAGCGAGAAGGTGGACGTGCCGACAGTCAACATCACGGACACGCAGCCTATCAGCACGGCAAAGCTGGCGATGCAGTACGGCATGACAACACGCGAGTTTAATCAGGCACTGTTCCGCGCTGGCATCCAGATACAGCGCTCTGATGGCACTTGGGTGGTCGCCGGGAACTTTGCCGACATGGTGACTTACAAGCCCGTCAAAACGGAGAACGGCACTGTGCGGCTGTTTGCCATGTGGACGCTGACAGCGCGAAAGGTGATTCAGTCCTTGCTGGCGGAGCAAGGGATAGTTCCGGCGGACGGCGTGAACGTGGGGTCGTCGGAGCGCCCGACAAGATAGTCAAGGGAAATGCCGTAGAGGTCAGCAATGCGGACCAGCGCCGAAAGCGTCGGTTCGCTGCATCCAGACTTGTAAAGCTGGTACGCGCGAACAGTAATCCCTGCCGCTTCTGCAATCTGCGCATTGCGATAGTCAAAAAACGTCTGCAAGTCGCAGAGACGAGAGCGAAAGTCAGACAAAAACAATCACCAACTTTCAGAAATCGCTTGACGTGAAGAATAATTCGTGCTATAATGAGCGTGAAGAATACTTCACGGAAGGAGTGGAGATGCAGAATGTCCAGCTTGTCAATGCGCGGAAAAGCGCGAATATGACGCAAACCGAAGTTGCAAGACGCGGCGGGGTCACAGTCCGAGCATATCAGCACTACGAAGCAGGACAGCAAACCCCCAGCGTTTTGGTAGCGATTCGTATCGCCGACGCGCTGGGGGTGGAAGACATCAGGGCGCTATTCTCAGGTAGCGGTAATCTTTGACATAATATTGCGCGTACCTTGAAGAATGCGAAAACTGGATAGAAGCATAAACGTCAGAATCGCCATAAAGCCAGAGCGTGACGTATTTTGCGCCGGTTGCATTGGCGATTTCGCGGCAGTCGATGATATATCGGTCAGGTGCGGACGGACAAGAAACATTCGGCTTATAGTTGTCCAGCATCTTCTTGCAGTATTCGCCGGACACGCTAATGCTGATGCTCGGCTTGTCGTAGGGTTCGATGGATGAAATGGAAATCGAAAGCAGATTGATGTTATCGCCGCTGAACTTATCAACGATGCACTGCAAGTCCTCTTCGGAGTATCGTTCATCTGCGACCCAGTACGAAGTTTGCGCATTCGACGCGAATCGACCGTTGACCTGATGCGGCGTTCCGCCCTTGGAAGAAAACGCGCAATACGCGCCGGTGGACGTGATAGCGCTGCGGAAGTACGTCAAACGCAAGTAGTAGCTGTCACTGCCGACAGAGGTGCGCATGAGCGAATCGACGGACGAAAAAAGCTCGGAAATGTGCGCAAGAAGCTCCTGATATTCTGGCGAATAACTCTTGTAGAGCGATTCCAGAAGCATATATTCGCCCTTGACGACAAAGCAGTTCGTTTCCGTGTCGAGCGAAACGTCGTAGGAAATGCCATCTTCTGGTTTGCTTGAGAAGAACTCATTGATAAAGTGCAAGGCAAGCATTTCGCCGTCGGTGAGGTCGCGTTTCTCGGTCGCAAGGGCGGGGATGCAGACCATCAGGCAGCAGAGAACCAGCAGAACGGAAACAAACTTCTTCATCGTGAAACCCCTTTCGTGTCTTGGAGGTGTGAACGTGTATCAGAGTAAGCGGCAGTTGAAGCAGCGGATTGAGGACTTGCAAGTAAAAGTCGTGAATCTGGAACAGGAGAACTTAGCGCTTCGCAAAGAGACGCACATGAGCGAGGGCTTGTTCAAGGATAACCAGCTTTTGAGCTGGTACGGCAAGGAGTTGTGCCTTGCGTTCGGGCGTATCCTCGTCGCACCACGCTATATGCGGCTGGATTACGACCAGTACAGCAAGTATATGCGCGATGTGCTGGACTACTTGAAGGAGATTCGGTTACTTGAAGAGAGCTATCAGCGAGAGAATCAAGCTAACGGCGGAGATGCCGACGGGAAGCAGGAAGCGCAAGCAACTTGACTTGTACTGCTCCATTTCATCCAGCGCGTGACGGTTCAGCTCCGGCACATAGTCCGGCGGGCGTGCATCAATGTCGGATGGGTGCGGCGGCGGTGGCTTCAAGAAGTTGGACGAACGCAACCGCGCAAGCTGTTCCTCCGAAAGCTGTTTGCCACGCTGAAAGTCACGACAAAGCCGATATTCCGAAGGAAGCATAGCATACTCACCACCTTTCACGCATACGATAAGAGCAGGGAGGTGAAACTGAGGTGAAACTGATGTACCACGTCAACCTGCCAGACATCGAGAACCGGGTGAAGTACACCATCACGACGCGGCGGACAACCGCGCGGGATGTGCACATATTAGCCGACGCCGGGTATATGCCTATTAAGATGCAGGTACGACGTCAGGGAGTGACGGTTGTTTGGACGCTGAAAGCGGAAGCGAAAAGAGCTTTGCGCGAAAGCAGCGCCTAATTCGCACAAAAACGCCCTCAGGAGCGCTTGCAAGTCCAGACAGGTATTTTCCTCACCTGACGGGCTGGAAGCGCTCAGAACGCCGTTTTTGTCCTTGTAGAGTGTTGTCCAGCGCAAACGCGCATCAGGAGCGCGATTTGATGAACTCGATGTACTTCATCACATCCGCACGCTGTGGAGCAGATAGAGATTTTACCTGTTCTACCAGCGGGTCGAAGTCGGGCGGCGAGAACGCATTTTCGTCACGTCCAACGAGCGTATCGAGCGAAACACCGAGAGCATCAGCGATTGCGAGAAGCCGCGTCGGCACGGGGTTGCTTCTTCCTGATTCGTAGTTTTGGATTGTTATCTCTGCGACATTGGCGCGGTCTGCAAGCTGCTGCTGGGTCAGCCCGTTCGAGAGCCGCAGAGCAAGCAGGATTTCCGGGAACGGCACGGTGCATCACCTCACTTGCGCGGATTCGCCCGAACGTATCGAGCGTACCGCATGACTTCTTCCCGGTCTGACGGAGCAAGCGCGGAAATCTCCAAGTAGAGCGTGTCCGTCTCTTTTGGGGACGGCGCGCCGTCGCACCCGGCAAGGTAATCGTAGGAAACGCCGAAGAGGTCAGCGATTTTTCCGAATACCTCAACGCTGGGAGAACGCTGGCACTTCTCCAACTGCGTCACGGACGCGCCGGAGACACCAAGCGCATCACCAAGCGCCGCGACGGAAAGCCCTGCTTGCTTGCGTAGCACCAAAAGACGAGAAGCAAATTTTTCTCGCGAAAACATTGCAAACCTCTTGACATCAACGCAAAGTTGATGTATAATGTAAACAAGCAAGCGGAAAACACTTGCCGAGAGTTGATGAGAAGGGAGTAACAATGAGAACCGCATTAAGGCGGGTCAGAACCTTGCAAGGCTGGTCGCAAGCCGATGTTGCAAAGCAACTCGGAATCACGGTACAGGCTTACAGTCTAATCGAGACTGGGAAGCGTGACCCGTCCTACGAAGTGTTGGTAGCGCTGGAGGACGTATTTCACACTTCCCACCGAAGACTATTACGAGAGGAGTGACACGGAGATGCCACACGCAGACCCGGCAGGATTCGTCTTTTTGGGACTGAGCGTCGCACTCATCGCCGCGCTATGGCTGATTAACGAGGTAGCAACCTACATCAGCGTAGAGCGCGAGGGACGCAAGTCGCAGAGATGACAGAATCCTGCACACAAAGCATAACACAAGGGGATTGACAAAATCAAACGTCTATCCCCAAAGAAGAAGAAAAATCAAATTTTTTTAGCGGAAAACTTGACCGTTGGGCAAGTCAAGGAAAGGAGAAACGTTGGTAAACATTAGAAACCTTGCGGAAAGCAGGGGGTTGAAGATGGCGGACATTGCGCGAATCACTGGCATTTCAGAATCAATGCTTTCGCGGATTGCGAATGGTGAACGCAACGTCACGCCGAAGATTGCAAAGCAGCTTGCGCCGACTTTGGGCGTGGACTGGTGGACACTTATCGACTAACAGCGCGAAAAGCGCAAAAACAGAAAGGGGTATCACAATGGAAAAGGATTCTATCAAGTTGCAAATTGCAAACCAGAGCGGTTGCGTATCGCGTGGTGACGCGAACAAGACGATTTTCGCCATTCGCCAGAGCGCGCGGAAGCTGAAAGCCATGACGCGCGATGAGTTCGCGAAGCTGGGGGGCTGGGACGACATCAACAAAGCATACAGCGCGTATGAAGCCGTGATGGAAGCCCTGCTGTTAGCGGTTGAGCATGAAATGGAGGGGTATCACAATGAGCAATGAAGTTATCAAGGTGCAAATCGCGAACCGTCTGCTGGATGAGTACGGCAAGGACATTCAAAGCCAGTGCCTTGGCGGTTGCGTATCGCGTGGTGACGCGAACAAGACGATTTTCGCCATTCGTCAGAGCGCGCGGAAGCTGAAAGCCATGACGCGCGACGAGTTTGCGAAGCTGGGGAGCTGGGACTATATCAGCGAGGCATACGGCGCGTATGAAGCCGTGATGGAAGCCCTGCTGTTGGCGGTTGAGTACGAAATGGGCAAGACGGCGGTTGCCGTCTAAGGGAGGGAAAAAAAATGAAAATCCTGAATCTTGAGAAAATCGTGCCGGACGAGGAAGCCAGGAAGGAACTCTTTGAGCAGCACATGATGGAAACCACGCTGCGGCTCAATGCGCCGCGCATCATCCGCGAACTCGACAACGCTTGCGACAGCAAGCGCACCGCCGACCGCATTTGGAAGATTATCTGGATGGACGTACGGAGCGGGAAGGTGAAGGACTACGGAGCCTTTCAGAAGGTTTTCCCCTGCGAATTTGATGCCTACGTTGTCTACGGAGACATCATGAATAAGCTGCTTGAAGAAATCAGCGACAAGATGGGGGCGCTTTGGAATGACTGACTTCCAGCGAGCAACCGGGGTAACGATGCAGCCGGAGGAAGGAGAAGGCTTGCGCTGGTGTCCCATCGACGCGGTAATCGTCAAGCAGATTCGCAACCATCTGGGAGACGGCGCAGCAATGCGGATTGTTTACGACGCTGTTTGCAACATGGCGGGCATAAACACACCGGACGACATCACGAAGCTGACGTTTGAGCGGGCGTATAGCCGCGCATTGTCCGAGACGGGACGGTATCAAGCAGGGGAGATTGACGCACAGGGCAACTTTATCGCGGAGGTAATCGCGACGGCTTTCACCCTTGCGCCTACTGAAATGATAACACAGAAGGGGGTGAAATAAATGACCGAATTTGGAGGGAATGAGCTGCGGAAAGCACGAGAAAATGCAGGTATCCGGCAGTGGCAAATCGCAAGCGAAATCGGCGTTTGTGAAGCACTCGTCGGGCGCTGGGAGCGTGGCGAAGCGTTCCCGTCGCCGGACGACGTTGATAGACTGGAAATCGCCTACAAAGCGCCGGGATTGTGGCACAAGTGGATGTTGTCCAACTGCGATAGCTACCGGAGACATTATCGCGGCGTAGATGAGACAACGACGGCGGGAAGCGTTCTCCGAGGACGGTTTGCGATTGAGGACGTGATGTGCTTACAAAGCGCAATTGAGCGCGACGTGTCGGAAGACGGGCGCATTGATAACCCGATTAACCGAGATAAGTACGAGGAGGTTCTGCGAAAGGCAATCGCCTGTCTGACGGACACGCTTGCCCGAATCGAAAAGCGAGGTGGCGCGAAATGACGCAGTACCTCAACACCGAGCGCGTCGCCGAAATTCTCTGCATCAGCAAGGAGAGCGCCCGAAAATTTATGCGCGAAATGCCGCACGTCTGCATCGGTGGCAAGGCGCACGAAACCATCCGCGTCACTGTCAGCGACTTTGAGCAGGAGATGGAGCGCCGAAAGCGTTACCCGACGCAGGAGCAGGAGAACGAGGTCATCCGCCAGCGCAAGAAGCGCAACGACCTTGTTGCGCGCGGGCTGATGAACCCTGACGGCACAATTGCCCGGAGAAGGGCATAAAAAAGCGCCCGTGTCGCGGGTACAAAGCGCGAACACGGGCAGACAGAAAGGGTAATGTGGCGGTTAAGCCACTACCATTCTACCACAAAAAAGAAAGGAAGTCAACATATATGGAGCAGTTTATTACCGACGACATGGAAGAAATCGAGGGAACCGAGCAGGAAGAAAGCGCGAGCTTCAACATCGACAACGACCAAAAGGCGGATTGGGCAATTCGCAAAATCATGGAGACGGAAAACGCCGCGAAGATGTGGAAAGAGTACTACAAGAAGCAAAGTGACCGAGTGGAGAAGATCACGCAGCAACGGATTGCCTACTTCACCGCCTTGCTGGAAAGCTACTTCGACACCGTGCCGCACAAGGCGACGAAGACCAGCGAGAAGTACAAGCTGCCAAGCGGCGTTCTTGTCCGCAAGGCGCAAGCGCCGGAGTACGAGCGCGACGATGCGCAGATTATCGCGTGGTGCGCAGAGAATGCGCCGTCCTGCGTGGAGAACGTGCCGAAGCTGAAATGGACAGCGCTAAAAGGGATGATTGTAGAGAACAACGGACAGGCAGTTGAGGAGCTGACGGGAGAAGTCGTTCCCGGCATCAAAATTGTTCCGCGCGATCCGGTTTTCGCGGTGCAGAAGGGGTGAGCCAAATGGCAAGACGCTGCTGCCTATGTGGCGCATATCTGGATAGCGGAGAGCGCTGCGACTGCGGATGCAGCCAGACGGACGAAGTTCCGCGAGGGTGCAGGAAGCCCGTGCGGAGGGTTGATGAAGCCAGCCGCACGGGAGAGGATTGGCGCTGGGAGAAGTACATCAACGAGCAGTATCAGAGATGGTACGAGTGCTAATAGGAGGACGACAATGGAAACGTGCTTGGAGTACACGGACAAAACAATGTGGATTTCCACGGATGAGAAGTGGCTTATCACGCGCATCATGAGACTGCGAGACGTACACCCGGAGGAAGTCGAGATTGTGAAAACGCCGCAGGAAAATCACGCTTGCCTGTATTGTAAAGTCCCGGCGAAGTGGCTGAAAGTTTCGCCGCCGAAGCGCGTAAATATGACGGAAGAACAGCGGAAAGCCGCCGCCGACAGAATGAGAAGCATGATAGGGAGGAAATAAGTCATGGAAAACGGGCAGATTTACGCCGCAATCAGCGCGGCGATGGCGGACATTTCCGCAATCAAGAAAGACAAGTACAACGAGAAGCAGGACTTCAAGTTTCGCGGGATTGACGACGTCATGAACGCGCTGAAGCCAATTCTGACGAAGAACAAGATTTTCACCGTTCCGCAGGTTTTGGAGCAGATGCGCGAAAGCAAGGTAACGACGAAAGGTGGAGAACTGCGGTATAGCCTCCTCAAAATCGCGTTCCGCTTCTATACCACAGATGGCAGCTTCGTCGAGGCGGTAACGCTTGGCGAGGGCATGGACAGCGGAGACAAGGCAAGCAACAAGGCAATGGCGATTGCTTACAAGTACGCGCTTTTTCAAGTATTTTGCATCCCGACGGAAGAAATGACCGACCCAGACGGTGAAAGCTACGAGACAAAGTCCGAAACTCAGAAGAAACCGGAGCAGCCGCAGCAGCAGAGCAAGCCAGTAGAGAATCAGACGGAAACGCCGGCGGACTATATCAAGCGCGAGTGCAGAAACATTGGCATGGATGTGCAGGAGTTGAGCAGAGTTCGCGCCGCGCTTGTGGAAGCAAACATCGTCCGCAACATTCCGACGAAAGAGATGACGATGGCGGACGCAAAGGCGATGATGGACGCGGTGAAAGCTAATTTCCGGGAGGCATCATGATGAATCGGGCAGAACGCAGAAGAGCGGCGAGGGACATGACCCACGCCACGCAGAGCATCATGAGGGCGCGGGGAGGCTACGAACGCGAGTATGAGCGCGGAGCGAAGGATGCAGAACGCCATGCAATCAAGATGATTTTCGCCGGAATGTGCCTTGCGATGAAAGAAGAGTTCGGATTCGGCGCACAGCGAATTTATCGGATGCTGACAGCAACGCAAAAGTATCTTCAACCCGGCGCGTACTTCACAACGGCAGAATTGATTGATGAGGTTCTGGAAAAGACGGGAATCCGGCTGGATTTCGACGACCCGTTTGATATGGTAGAGCAAATCGAGAAAGGGGAAAGGCGATGAATGTAGTCAGTAACGTGGAAATCATGGGGCTTGCGGCGAGCGTAAAGGCAAGCCGCTATCCGATGGCAACCGACACGGAGAATTGCAGCGAGGAAGTCACAGAGCGGACGATGGCACTTGCCAACTGCCAGACGGGGAGCGGACACGACCAGTTTTTGACGGGGATTGTCGTGCAGTTCGACCTCACGTTCTCAATCAAGGCGTGGGTGGAAGCCGAACGGTATCATTTTCTGGATTTTGTATCGAGCCAGTCCACCATGCACCGCATAACAAGCATGGACATCGACGAGCAATGCATCGACTATGTGCGCCGGGAGACAATCGAGATTGTGGAAAAGCTGGTTGAGGAGTACAAGGAAGAACCAACGCCGGAGAGGTATCTTGCAGTCCTCTACAACGTGCCTGTTGGCTTGCGGCTGACGGCGCGGATGACTACCAACTATCGGCAGCTTAAAACCATCTATCAGCAGCGGAAAAACCACCGTCTGCCGGAATGGAGGGCGTTCTGCGCGTGGATTGAGACGCTGCCGAGAGCGGAGTTTATCACAGGAAGGCGAGTTGACGCGGCTAAACGCGGGGAAGCATATCGCGAATATCAGCGGGCTTACTATCAAGCGCACAAAGAAGAGTTGCAAAAACGTCATCGAGAATATTACTGGAAAAAGAAAGAAAATTCGCGCGCTTACTATCAAGCACACAAAGAAGAGTTGCAAAAACGTCATCGAGAATATTACTTAGCACATAGAGAAAAAATCCGTAAAGCTACACGGGAACGTTATTACAAACATCAAGCAGACCGCATGGAGAAAGGGGCGGAAAAGCCGCGGGAGGGGGAAAAGAATGCCTAAAGAAGCACTTATGCCGCGCTGCCCGTACTGCGACGATGAAATGAAATACGTCGTACTCGACATAGCAAGAAGAACAGCGCGGCTTCATTGCCCGACGTGCGATTCAGAATTTCCGCCAAGGGAGGAAGAAAGTGACGATGACGACTAAGCAGCGAAACCGCGTTCTGACGTTTGCCGAAGCAAGCGCGAAGAACCAAAAGACGGCGCGTATTTGGGTGGAACTGCGCTACAATATTCCAATCTGCGCGTATTTCCTCTCGCGCACGAACAAAACGTGCCGAGTGATTCCGTACAATCCTGGTATTGGCAGCTTCGTCGTCGGAGAAGAGGACTACGGCGCAAAGTGGCGGTGCTGGGAGAAAGAGCCGACACGCGAAGAAACCAAACGCGAGCCGTGGAGCGAGCCATGATTGCGACAATCGGAAAGGTCGTCGAGCAACCGGACGGCCTGACAATCCAGACTGTCCGCCCCGATGCGGAAAACCTATCGGATACCGTCACGGTGCTTTGGCAGGACTGCCGCACAATAAGTCCAGAGCAGCGGCGCAAGGCGTGGGCGCTGATTGGCGAGATTGCCGCCGCGACGGGATATATCGGACGGGGGGACAAGAGCGACCTAAACACGATGCTCAAGGCGGAGTTTCTGCGAGCGCGTATTGACAAGTTGCAAGCGGAGGCAATTAAGGCATTCAGCCTGTCCGACGTAGATATGACAACCGCGCGGCTTTACATCGACTGGCTGGTTGAGTTTTGCGTTATCAATGATATTCCAACAAAACAACCGCTTGTGGAGTACGCGGAGGACATCGGCGCGTATATCTACGCTTGCGTGATGCACAAGCAGTGCGCCATCTGCGGACGCAGACCGTCAGACTTGCACCACTGGGAGCGCGTCGGCATGGGAGCAGACCGCACTGAAATCAATCATATCGGGCTGACGTGCGAACCGCTTTGCCGGGTACATCACACGGAGTGCCACACGATGGCACAGGCGGATTTTGACGAGAAATACCACATTCAGCCCGTAAAAATCGACGAAAAAATAGCGAAGCTGTACAAGCTGGGGAGGAAAAGCAATGAACAAGCTGACAATAATCGGGAATCTGACGCGGGACGTTGAGTTGCGCACAACGCAGAGCGGCAAGAGCGTCGCAAACTTCACGGTTGCGGTCAATCGCCGCGCAAAACCGGGTGAAAAGGCGGAAGCAGACTTCTTCCGCGTATCCGTCTGGGATAAGCAAGCGGAAACGTGCCAAAAGTATCTTGCGAAGGGGCGCAAGGTGTGTGTGATTGGCAGCGTCAGCGTCAGCACATACAACGCCAACGACGGAAGCACACGCGCGACGCTGGAAGTATTTGCGCAGGATGTTGAGTTTTTAGACAGCGCGAAGCAGGATGCACCGCAGACGGCGCATGAGGCGGCTCAACCGCCCGCGCCGCAGTACACCACGGTATACAACGAGGATTTGCCGTTCTAACGGCAGCTGATGGAGGTAGCAAATGGAGCTTGAGTATGTGCCTGTGCAGGTAGCTATGCGCCGGGAAATCGCGAGACTTTCCGACGAAGAAGCCGGACGTGCGCTTAAAGCCATTCTTGATTATGTGGCGACGGGTGAGGATGTCGAGCCTGAGGGAAACGCGGCGTTTTTGTACCTTGCGCTGTTGCGAGAATGCGATAAAATCTGCAAGATTCACGAGGTGCGTTCCGCAGGTGGCAAGGCTGGCGGACGTGGTCGCCCGAAGAAAACAAAGTCAGAAGAAATCCAGCAGTCCGAATCGGAACAGGCACAGCTCAACCCCGAACCAGAGAAAAAGCCCGAAGCACATACACCTGCACCCTTCATTAGCGACGAGGAAGCCGTAGAAATCCAGCAAGGCACAAACGATGTGCTGGACGAAGCGAAAAGGCAAGGATTCCCCGATACAACGGCGACGATGGACAATATCAACCAGCTTGTGGCGGACAACGGCACGGAAGAAGTGCTGGAATGCGTCAAAATCGCCGGAGAATCCGGGAAGCCTAACATCCGATACCTCAAGGGTGTAATCAATGGACGCGCGAAAGAGAAACAGGAGAAAGAGCGACGAGAGCAAGCGCGGATTGAGGCGGAAAAGCACCCGATAAGGTTTATAAATAGCACGGACGAAATTGAAGTACACGAACCGCCGAAAGTCAAACAAAGAGATGTATTCATGAGCTGCGTTAAAAACCAGCCAATGGAGCATCCAGAGGTACGGACAAAGCTGGAAGAATTAGCGAGAGCGTGGAGTAGTTAAAGATGGACGCATACATCAACGAGGACGCGGAAAAAAGCCTAATTGGGCTTGCGATGCAAGACGCAATTGTGGCGCAAGAGGTTGCCGCACTGCCTGATGCACTCTTTGGCTTAAAGCAGATGCAAGCCTGTCAGCGCGGAATCATGCGCCTTGTGAAGCAGGGAAAAAGCGTTGACCTTGTAACGCTGGATGCAGAAGTGCAGTGCGACTTCCGGGATACCGCCCTCTTGATGCAATGCGTGCAGATGGGCATTTCACCTATCATGTCCCGGCAGTACATAGCGATTTTGGCGGAGTGCGCGAAACGCCGCGAACTTGCGACGCTGGCGCGAAAAATCCTGCAAGATGTAGGAAATCCGGGCGTGTCGGTTGCGGCGCTGCAAGCGGATTGCGCAGCGGCGGCACAGTCGTCAACCGCTGGCAACGACGGGGTGACGATGCACGAAGCGTCGCTCATGCTTGCGGATTCTTTTGACAAAAAGGACGGGGTAACAAGCGGAATCGCAGACCTTGACGTGATGCTTGGCGGCTTCAAGCCAGGACAGCTAATCTACATCGGCGCACGTCCGGGTGTTGGTAAAACGTCGCTGGCTATCTGCATGGCGAAGTACGTTGCGGAGCACGGCGGCGGGGTGTTGCTCGTATCGCTGGAAATGAACCCGGTGGAAATTGCGGCGCGTTTCATGGCGAATGAATCAGGCGTGGACTTGCAGAAAATCTCCACAGGCAAGATGGAATTGGAGGATTTCGCGCAAATATCGCCCTGCTATCAGGCGCTTGCAGATTTACCAGTCACCATCGAAGAAAGAGCGGTCACACCACTTCAAATCCGCAACGCGGCGGCGAAAATGAAAGCAAGCAAGGAGGGGCTAAGCCTGATTGTGGTTGACTACATCCAGCTCATGCGAGCAGATGAGAAGTGCGGAAACCGCACGGAGGAGGTGACGCAAATCAGCCGCGAGTTAAAGCTGATGGCGATGGATTTAGGCGTTCCGCTGCTCTGCATGACGCAGTTCAACCGCGAGAGCGAGAAGGGATTCGGCAAGTCGACAAGAAGCGAGCCGGATATGTCACAAGCACGAGACAGCGGCGCGATTGAGCAGGACGCGAACGTGTTTCTCATCCTGCACGAGCCGGAAGAGCCACAGGACGCGAACAGCGACAGATGGCAGATGTACCACAACTGCCAAGCAAACGGGTTGACGTGGCAGACGTGCCGAATTAGGAAAAATCGAAACGGCGCAACGGGGCTTGTGCATCTGGGCTTCGACAAGTCGCACATGCGATATACTTGCCTAAAAAAAGACTAAAAGGAGAAATTTATGGACGATTCGCTGCACAATATACATGTCGTGGTTACGGATGCTGAGACTGGCGAGATGTTGGTAAATGAGACGCACGAAACAGTATTGATTATCATGAGCAACTACGAAGATAGATTCAAAAACGGGAAAGTATCCGTATTGCAATATACCAATGGAAGCAATATTGGGATTGCGGAAGCAATAAAAAACAGCAATGCGCTTTCGCTGGCATATAGGGCAGTCGGAATGGCAAAGGCGGACGCCGAAAGTAAATGGAAAAGAGCAAGTGTACTTCATCAACAAGTTTAAGGGGGGATGGGCGTAATGCGAGTAAAACCAAAGCCTTGCCCGAATTGCGGAAGCAAGTACGTGGAAATGTTGACTAAATTTTTCGGCGGTAACGGTTTTGAGGTAAGATGCTTGGACTGTGGTTATATCGGTGAGCTTGGGAAAACAAGAGTAGCAGCCGCGAGAGCGTGGAATAACGACGAAAGGAGAAAGAAGAATGCAGGATTATAATCTGAAACCGTGCCCGTTTTGCGGGGAACGGAAAATCGAACTGGCAGAACCTGATTATTTTTTCGGCAGTTGGTTTTGCGAATGCACTGCGTGTAGACAGGCCATTGCAGCAGGAGAAACGCTGGAAAAGGCAATGAAGAAGTGGAATATCCGTGCGCCGGGATGGTTTTCCGTGGACAAGGTGCTGCCGCTAAATAGAACGCACGTCATCGGATTTGATATAGAAAGTGGGTGGAACTATCCATCGTTGTATTTTTGTCCAGACACAAAGGAGTTTTTGGACGAAACATACGACGACAAGCCTGTGAGCATCACGCACTGGATGCCATACCCGGACGCGCCAAAGGAGGAAAGAGACAATGAGTAAAAACAAGAACCTGCCGCGTTGTCCGTGGTGCGGATACATGATGCGCCAGAGAAAATTCACGCCAAACGGCGCTGGTTACGAGGCATACTACCGCTGCACCAACTGCGGAGAGCATTCCCCACATATATATGCCGAAAGCGCAGAAGAGGCAGAGAGCAAGGCATACAAAGCAGCGACAAGTCCTTTCTGCAATCCGGGGAATCGGGAACTGACGATGGAAGAGGTGCGACAAGAACGCCTTGTGTGGTCAATGCTGCAAGATAGTGATTCGCTTTATCTGCTGTGCTGGTGCGCGGAAAATGATTTCTTCGACTTCTTCATCGTGCTGGAATCGCCAATGCGGACGTACGACGCGACGCAACCGACAATAATGCAACTGATAAAAGAGCCGAAAGAGTGCATGAAAACGAGGTTTTGGTTGCGAAAACCGACAGAGCAGGAAATGGAAAACACGCCGTGGGAGGAAAAACAAAAATGAAATATGAGTTTACTGGCGAAGTAAAATACATCGGCCGTAAGATATTGCATCGAATCCGTGCAGTGCGCGACATCCCGGAACACAACGTGAAGGCTGGTGACTTGGGCGGCTGGCTCGAAACAGAGGAAAATCTTTCACACAACGGCGCAGCTTGGGTGACGGGTTCGGCGCTGGTGACGGATTCGGCGCGTGTTATGGATTCGGCATGGGTTATGGATTCGGCATGGGTTATGGATTCGGCGCGTGTGACGGGAAAGGCGCTGGTGACGGATTCGGCGCGTGTGATGGGCGAGGCGTTGGTGATGGATTCGGCGCGCGTGACGGGAAAGGCGCGCGTGATGGATTCGGCGCGCGTGACGGACACAGCGTTGGTGATGGGTTCTGCGTGGGTGACGGGTTCGGCGCGTGTGATGGGCGAGGCGTTGGTGATGGATTCGGCGCGTGTGACGGGAAAGGCGCGCGTGATGG